GCGCACAGCGGCGGTCACCGCGGCGATGGTGGCGAATACTCCGACTCCAACTGTCGCGGCTGCTCAGGCGGCTGTCGCTGGCCGTCCGTAACGACTCGACGAGCGGGATGCGGATCACACCCCCCCCTGGTGCCGCATCCCCCGTCTTCCTCCCCTCATGAGGATTCTTGTGCGCGCAAGAAACAACGAAAAAGGCGGCATAGTAGGTCGGCAAGCGAGGACGCCCGAAAGACCCACAAGCGCGCAAGCGCCCGTTGAAGCTCTAGCCCCGACTTCTTGCGATCGCACCTAAATTCCCCATCATGGACGCGCTAGGTGCTCAGCACAAATGTCCTGGATGCAAGGAATACCGGCGCAGCTACAACGGCTCGCACGGCATCATTGCTCATTGTTTTTTCGACCATCAGATGGCGGGTGAGGAAATCCGGCTAGCGCTGCTTCGGCAGACGCCGCCAGTGACCATCATGGGCGAGGTGCCTATTGTGGACTCGCTGTGGTGGGACAAACACGTCACCAATGATCCGTAACCGCCTCAGCATGCGCTTGTGCGTGACGCTCATAGCGCTTATAGCATTGATGGTGGCTGCGTGGCTCGTGACGCAAGGAGGCTGAAGTGATTCTAATCATCCTGTTGATCATTTTGCTTTGTGGCGGTGGATGGGGCTACACCAACGGCTATGGTGGTCCCTTTGGCCCCGGCCCTGGCGGCGTCGTTCCTATACTCATCTTGGTACTGATCCTCTTTTTTGTCTTCGGTGGAATGGGCGGCTATGGCGGCTGGCATGGCCCTTGGCGGCCGTGATGGCCATCTGGCTCGTACCGCCGCCTCGCGACCGTCCGTCTGACATCGCGGCGACATTGCTCGCGCTGATCATCGTGGCGCTGGTGGTCGGGACGCTGCTGGGCGAAGGCGTCTCGGTGTTCATTCGATAGGAGGGGAGATGTTTGAGTTTATAATGGGTCTAGAGTGCGGCATTTTCATATCCGCGATCGTTGTGACAGTAGCGGCCGTGTATCTTAAAAGAACGAAAGACCCGCGCAAACCACAACTCGGCGAAGTGAACTGATGAGCTGGTGGAGCAAATCCGCAACCCCGATACCCACGACACCTGACGGTTTCGCCGAGGCGATGGCCGCGAAGCATGAGACGCGCCGGATGCAATTCGCGATGCTCATCTACGCCACGTTCGTTGGCCTCGTTGGGCTGGTCTGCGTCTACCCGGTGCAACTCAAAGACGGGCCGATGGGCATCATCATCGGCGGCCTCATCAGCAACGCCTCGATCGTCATCGGGTACTATTTCACGACGTCGATGGGCGCATCGGCAGCGGCGCTCAGGAGCAAGGCCCCGACCGTCACCACGACGACCGCGCCGACGCCCGATGCTGCCACTCCGACCACCACAACCACCGTGGGCCCTGTGGTTGAACCGCCCGCAGCAGCGGCACCAGTCGAACCGCCAAAGGATAGACCATGATGAGTGACAAACGAACCATCGTCGCCAAAATTCTGGACTTTCTCACAGGCGACAACCCCGATGAACCATTGCCGAAGGACTGTCAAGACGACAGATTCATCCCGCCAATCAAACTTGCCATAAAAGACAGTGAGGAAAGCGAGGTCGTTGTACCGCTCGCCGAGGTCCACCCCGTAAAACTCGCGAAGCTGCACGCCGTCCTCGCGAAGCCGAAAGCCAAGAAGCGCCCAGCGTCGAGGAAGAAGCGATGAGTAAATGTGGCCATGAGTGAGCGATTCCGCACCCTAATTGTCGTCCTCCTGCTACTCGCGAGCGCCGCCCACGCGCAGATCGTCCATCCCGACCTCTCGCATAATCAACAAGGATTTCGATGTTTAGGAGTGGTTCGATGACTCGGGTAATCACCGTCCTGCTCGGTCGAAACCAAGACTTCACGGCCGCCGAGGCCATCCTGACGAAGTTCGGGGCGACTCGCATCGAGGGCACCACGGTAGACGACGGTATCGAGGCACTGGAGGCTTGCATCGAAAGCGACCAGTGGCGCGAGATTATGATAGCGTTGAACGAAGCTGAATATGACCTTGACTAAGGAGACTCTCATGAAACTAACAACTCTCGCGATCGCGGCCTTGGCCCTCGGGCTGTCGGCCTGTGCCCAAGTAGGCGGCGGCTCCGCAGGCATCATTCCCGGCGTGCTCGCCAACGACGCCAGCATACTTCTTGCCGCGGCGACGACCTGCGCGCCGGGACAGACCACGGGCAATGCTTTGGCGGCCTCTCAGTATCGGCGCGCGATGGAGATTTGCAGCAATCCGCAAGCCTTCGTGAGCGCGTTGCCGCCGATTCCGCTTTCGACCATCTCGCCGGCTCAAGAAGCGCAGGCGATTCAGTTCCAGTGCAATTCAGATGGTTTCACGACCGCGATGCCGGCAACGGTGCAGGTGGTGACGAGCTGCCCTACGCCAGCTCCAGCCGCAAAGACTTCGTAAACCTGACGCCGCTGGAGCGGCAGAGCCTCAGTGATATGCAGTAACCCCCTCTCGGCGAGGGGCGATCGAAGAGCCTTGGACATTGCGCTTGGCTTTTCACATTTCCAGGTCGCCCTTCGCTGGATCCCTGCTAGACTCAACCCGTCGCGTCCAGCGGCTTTATTTTCTTCTTGCCACGGTTAGCCCACCGCTGGGCCTTTTCAGCGTATTCGGCCTTGGCCCATCGCATCGCTGCCTCGAAATAATCCGACTTCATATAGGGATTAGGCTTCGCGGAACTCAGGGCGCAAATGGAGCACCACGCCTGCCAAAACAAGGGCAAGCCATGGACTTGACCGAGGACTTTGTGATTCGGATGCTGACTGGTACAAAGTTCGCTGCGAGATTCATCGCGCATATCACTCGGCACATAATAACGCTCTATCTTCATGCTACAATAACCCCGTCGCGTCCAGATCAAGGCGCGTCAACTCATTATCCCCGTAAACCACGTCGAATAGCGTCCTCAACTTCGGCCTGTGACAACTTGAGCAGGCGAGCGATCTGCTTTGGTGTCAAACGCGACATGAATCCACCTGTAATAAGGCGGTCCCTTAAGGTAGGCCTCGCATAGGGGTGCCGTTTCACTTCGCGGGCTCCTTTGCGTCATCGTCGAGGTCCAGCGCGGCGAGGGCTTCGCGGGCTACTCGATTAAAGCCGTTCCCGTTATCCACATCCGACATACGCTTGATCATCCAAAGCGCCTGCTCCATCCCCTCCATCGCCGTGAGGATGCGGCGCAGGTTGGTGGGGTTAGCGAGGGCGATGATCTCGGCGTCCTCGTTACACGAGGCTACTGTGGTGAAAGTCTCATTGTCGCGCACGACATGGACGCCATCGCCGAGAACTATCCATTGTTCATTCTCGCGACCCTCCAGCTTCTCGGCCAGTTTCGCGCGCAGTTGGTTCGTGGTCATGAGGCTACTCTCTCGCGTCCGCAATCTACTTGGCACGGTGTTCATTTATTGCTCCGAGGATGGCGTCTATGGTTTGTTCGGCCCGCTCCCGCTGATGGGGGTTGCTAACGCCCGAAGTCAGTATCGTAAGCAATTGAATAGCCCGTTCCCGCGCCTCGTCCCCGCGAGCTTCGGTGGGTGGCTCGTTGGGGCATCCAGATTCGTGATGACCGTCCGCTAGCCAAGATGAACAGTCACACTTCGCTAGCACCCGCCATCCGTGTCGCTCTTCTGGATGCGCAATGGCTGATGCTGTGGGTTCGCCGGTTGGGGCCGCGGGCGGGATCCATCCGTTCAAGATGCCAAGCAATTCACCAGCTATCGCGAGACTCAAGGGATGAGTTGCGGAATTAAGACGATCTGCCGTGGCAGTCACCCCCTGCACAATCGCGTGGCTGCGGGCGAGGGCGTCTAAGGCGGGAAGTACCCTCACCTCCACGTCATTAGGACCAAGATGTAATGCGCGTCGCGCTTTCTCAATCAGCGTCTCGATGCTATCGGGTTGGTTTGGCATGGAACTCCTTCATCATCCAACTGATTATCTTGATCAGTGTTTCCGCATCGCAGATATGACCTTGTTCGATACGACAATACGTTGCAGATGAGGTGCCCATCTCTCTAGCCGCTTCTCGCATGGTCAGGCGGGACATAACGCGGCGCGCATAAAGCATCTCAGCCAAAGGGGTCATCGTGGTGTCTCCAGCTTCGCGAGCATGGATTGGGCGTGTCGGCGTTCCTCGCAAGTTTCGCATTCGACAATGGGGCACGGACCCTCGCGACCGAAGTCGTGGTCTAGCCATACACGAGAATCCAGGCGCTGAATCACCTCGCGCGCCTCCTCCAGCAGCTTCGCCTGCTCCGTGACCTGCTCTTCGTAGGCGGCTAGTGCCTGTAATAGTTGATCTTTGTTCTCTTGCAGCCGCGCCATCCCCTCACTCTGCTCCGTGACCTTGTGATGCTCGGTGGCGGCGAGAGTCAGAAGGACATCTACGTCAGATTCTGAATACCATCCGCCTTCGAGAAAGGCCGTTCGTCCACCGTGACTCATCATCTCGGCCACATCAGGCTCATCCTTGGCTAGGTCCGCTAGCCACTGTGAAAGCTCTTCGGGGGTGGGGTTAGTCATCGTGGGTAGGTTCTCGTATTCATAACCATCATGTCTTTGACATTTTCAGCGAACATGTACTTCGTCGAGCATAAGCCACGATTGTGGCAAAACGCGAGATATGGACTGTGGCACAAGTCTACTAAGTCACCACCATTAAAGGTCCGTTTGCATCCTGCACACGTTGGCGGCAATAAAGGCTTCGTTTTCCGAAACCAGCGAAATAAGCGGTTCATTTCTTCTCCTTCGGTATCGCTTCGTAGGCGTACTGGATCAACTCCGCGATGGGATCGTAGCCCACGGGCTTGAATAACTGAAAGGCTATGAACCATTGCGCCATCGCGTCATCCACAGAAAGCAGATCCTGCTTCTGCATCGCCACTAGTAGCGCCCAGGCGTGCTGCGGAAGGGTCAGGTCGGGCGGACTAAGGTTAAGATTGTAGTAGCGATTGACGCTTTCGAGTACGTCGTAACTCACGTTGTTCTTCGCCATGTAATTGCCACCACTTCTTGAAATTCTCTGCTTTACAAATGCGACATCTACGGTCGTTGTTAGTTGAAATGCGGGCCGTGTTCTCACGAGAATAGGGATGACCTTGAGGACAGTGCGTTTTTCGCGCGTTGATAGCACTGAAGCCCTCGCCCCGAAGGATGTTTTCTTTATTGGTTGTTGGCTCGACATGATCGGGTCTTACGCAGCGACGGACTCGACAAAGGTGATCTAGTGTCAAGGACGGGGGCACCGGACCATTAACTAATTCATAGATCAGGCGATGGCATCGACGATTGCGATAATGCCCGTATCCATTAGTTGTCGCGCCTGTCCAAATCCAACACGGACCTAACTCCGGTCGATATGCGGGTAAAGGTCCGTTCTCGTCGACCCGGCTCCAGAAGAACTCATCAAGCACGCCTACTGTCGGAATCATCCTTCTCTCTCCGCCACCTCGCGCTGTTGCTCGTCATTTGGCATCGGGGTGCTCCTTGGGCTTAAAACAGTATTGGTCGTTACGCTTCACTTCTTGAGCATCGCCGTAGCATTGGTAACAGTAGAGGCCGATGCCGAAGCGATATTTTATCGAATAGGGTTCGCCCCGTTCAAAAGGATTACCGCATATCTCGCACGCCTCACCGCGCTTGATGGCTTCGATGATGCTCATTTGGTCGGCTCCTTCGGCAGATAGTCCGAACGCAAGCGGATTGCTGCCGACCAATTTTTAGCGCTGCTTTTATTGATTTCTCGCAGAAGCCGAGGACGCGCGTAGTCCAGTTCGATACCGAGCCCCTCGCAACAAAGCTGGAATGGTACGTCGCAGTCGGCGCCGGCGATCCATTTCATCACGGACGCTCGATGGTCGATGCCGTTGCTCTGTAATTTGGATTCGCGAATCGCACTTTCGAGAATAGCCAGCAATAGGCGCTGCTCGGGCTCGAGCTGGCTTTTGCGCGCGCGGTCGTGGAACTGGCTTGGAGTGAGTTCTTGCGAGCCTAGCAGCATGTCCAACACATCCTCTTCGTGTTTCATCCCGCACCGCCTCCCTTGAGAAAGGCCGAGCGGCTTTACGTACCGCCCGATGAGGGGCTTGTTCGCAATGATCGGTTGCGGCCCAACAACGCTAGACGCCATGCTTACTACCAAAGTCGCGGACGTATTGCAATAGTGTGCATGGAAATTATATAGTGCGGCGACAAAGGAGAATTATCGATGTCGAAAGAAGTCGAAATTGTTACGGATGAACCTCATAACAATTCCCGCGAAGTAGCGCTACGCGAGACGGGACAGATTGTGCGCGCGGAGGAGCGTACCGCGGAAGAAATAAAAGCGCGGCTCGACAAGATCATCGAAGTTCAGCGCGACGCGATGAAGCCGAATATCGACTACGGCGTGATCCCCGGCACTGAGCGCAAGGACAAAGACGGCAAGGATATTTCGAAGCCGACGCTTTTGAAGCCGGGCGCGGAGAAGCTCTGCGTGCTGTTCAATCTCGACGCGCAGTTCTCAGGCGATGGCAATTCCGAGCAATTCATCACCGAGACCACGGACAAGGGCGAGAAAATGCGCCACCTTCTGGTCAAGCGCTACTGCACGCTTTATTCGCAGGTCAGCGGCGGGCGACTCGGTGGAGCATCGGCGATCTGTTCGACGTTCGAAAGCAAGTACCAGTGGCGTCAAGCCGGCCGGAAATGTCCGGAATGCGGAAAGGACGCGATTATCAAGGGCAAGGCTGAATACGGTGGCGGCTGGCTGTGTTTCGCCAAAAAGGGCGGCTGCGGTCACAAGTGGTCCGATGGTGCAAAGGAAATCGAAGGTCAAGAAGTCGGACGGGTGCCGAATCTCGACGTGCCAGATCAGTTCAACACGGTCATTCGAATCGCCGAGAAGCGTTGTCTAGTCGCAGCGGTGCGGCTCGTAACCGGCGCGTCGGCGATCTTCGACGAAGAATCTCCCGAAGTCGAGGGCAAGCGTGACGATCCTGCCGACACGTTTCACGGTTCCGACGACAAGAAAGAAGAAGGCTCAGGAGGCGGCGAGCCGGCCAAACGCAAGGGAAGACCCCCGAAGCAGGCCGAAACGGGCGCTACGGGCGGCGCAGCGCAAGCAACGGCAGATTCGAGCCAGGCAGACGGTACGCTTTTGGAGCAGATCGATAAGACGTTCGCCTCGGTCGAATATCCGGACGATGCGAAGCGCGCCGAAGGCAAGGCTATGTTCCTCAAGATGTTCTCGCTGCCGGCTGAAGGATCGTTCGCGGATCTGTGGAAGACGCGCAAAGCCGACATCGCGGCGAAGCAGGCCGACGCGCTGATCAAGATTATGAGCGGCAAAGCGGAATCGCAGAAAAAGGCGAAAGAGGCTCAGGGCTGATGCCGAAGATTATCGACGTAGAGCAGAATAGCGAGGCTTGGCATAAAATCCGCGCCGATCACATCGGAGCCTCAGACGTGCCGGTAATTCTCATGACGGACCCATTCAAAGGCGTCAGCGGCCCTTTTGGATTGTTCCTCGAGAAGTCCGGCCAGAAGAATTCGAAGTCCGGCACCCACGAAGCCACCAAGCACGGCCACGACACCGAAGACGAAGCGCGGATCGCCTACGCGATCGAAGTCGGAGACGCGGTAAATCCTCTGGTAGTCGAATGCACGCGGCCGGGCTGGGAGTTCCTCATGTGCTCGCTCGACGGCTGGCGCCACGAAATCAACCGGCCCGTCGAGTTGAAATGCCCGATCGAGGCTGGAACCTTCCGCCAGGCGAAAGAGGGGCATATCCCCGAGCACTACATGGCTCAAATCATGACGCAGCTTTTCATCACGGAGACGGAAGAGGCGGATTATGGCTGCTACTTCCGCGGCGAGCTCGTGATAATCCCCGTCCGATTCGATATCGAATGGTGGGAGAAAAGCATTGCTCCCGAGATCCTCGAGTTCTGGAATCGCGTCCAGACGAAAGATTGGCCGAAACCCGAAGGCGCGATCGAGCTCGACGGCGAGGAATTCGAGTCCTGGGCGTTCGAGATGGCGGATATCTTGTACGCTGAACGGGCCATCTCAGAGTCGAAGCAAAAGCACATCGTCGCTGGCTTGCGCGGATTTTGTAAAAACTACGCGAAAGTCTCGGGCTGCGGGATAGAGATTAGCCGCGCGTACAAGGCGGGATACGATGAGAAAAAGCCACGCTCAGTAGCGGCATCTATCTCAACGACAGTCCGGAGGCTCGCTGCTGACCGTGAAATCTTTTGAAGGCGATTTTCCTTACGCATCGCTGGACGATTGGATTCAACGCGAACCGCGCGAAGAACGCATTTACGGTGACATCGCATGGAACACACAACAAAAAGAAAAAGCGCTGGCGCAGTTCCTCCTGATGTTCGGAATTCCGTGGAAGATGCCTGCGCGCGCTGCCGGCGCCCGATCCAAGAAGCGCTGCTAGGTATCAACGATGAGCCGCTGTGCGCAGATTGCTGGCTCGCCGAAACCGCGCCACATATGAGCCATGAACAATAGATTCCACACAGAGGAACAGAGGCGACTTTTCAGAATCCATCAAGCCGCACGCATGCGTCTGGCACCCACGCCGGCGGAAGCGAAAGCCTGGGAAGTGCTGCAGCGGCTCGGGTTCGAGCGGCAAGTCTCGATCACGACACCGCGGCACCGGAGCGCCGGCGCGACGAACGGTTGGATTCTCGATCTGTTCCATCGTAAAAAGAAGTTGTGCGTAGAACTTGATGGCGGTGTTCACGCGCGCACCAAGGGCAGGGACGGCCGGCGCGATCGGGCACTTCGAGCGATCGGAATAGCGACGCTTCGCTTTCCCAACAGTTTCGTGTTAAAGCAGCCGCAACTATTTCAGTTGCGCGTAGTGGAGACGTTGAATGGAATGGGGGAAGAAGAAGAGAAGGCCCCGGCTTAAGCAGGAGCCGCCCGCTGTGGCACCCGAGAGCTCGAAGTCGAGGGTAACATGGTCTCCGGAGCTTGGAAGGCTCCTGCTTGACGGGAAGGATTTAGGCTTTGGCGAAAAAGAAGACTCATTCGTCAGATTCGGCGGCCGAGGTGAAACCGGTTGGCACGGTACTCGAGCTCATTGAGAAAACGCGAGAGCTATACTTGGAGTATCCCGATTGGCTGTGGCTCTGTTTGCTGCGCGCCGACGACGACAACGATCCGGAACTATTCGGCCGGGCCACGGAATTGATCGAAGACGCGCTGGCTACGTGCTGGCTGATGACTTGGGATGGAGAATACGCAGACGGAATAGTCGCGCTACAAGTTGCGATCGACAACGCGGGGAGTTATGAAGACGCATCTATTCGAGAGTGCTGAATTTCAAATCTTCTATAACCGTTATCCCAGAAAGACCCATCGCGACGAAGCATGGGCGGCCTGGCGCAAATTAGAGCCCAACGCGATGCTGCTCGCGACAATCATGGAAGACGTCGAGACGCGCGTATGGCCGGAGAATCGAGATTACATTCCAAACCCGGCAACGTACCTTAACAAACGCCGTTGGTTGGATGAAAAGTCCAGTCGTGTAGTCGATATGGCGCCGCGGCGGAAGGAAACGCACGCGCTTGCCGACCTGAAGAACGCGCATCGGGAAGCGCTAGCGGCGTCTGGCGACCAGAGGCGCGCGAATCTAGCGGTGCTCCGAAAGGCAATCGCGATCGTAGGCGAGAAGGGAATCCAGAAATGAACCAGCGTGAAATATGGGAACGTCCGGAATCTGGCCCCGACTGGAAAGTGACGCGCACGCCCGACGAATGGGGCGATGTCAAACACGAGCAAAAGCACCGAAAGAACATGATCACGCAAACGCGCTCAGTGCTGGACGTTCGAAAGTACGGCCTGCGCTTGGAATTTACCGAATGGGCAGTCTTTGAAAACGGCAAACGTATCGCAGATGGTTTCAATTCTCGGGAAAGCGCCATCGAGTACGCCAGAAATTGAAAACGCCGACCATCGGGGAGATGTATCGGCGCTTTCGGCAAGTGCTGTCTTCTCGCCATCCTGGGGGATGGTTTAATTATGTACCATCTTGTCCGACGGAAACAAGAGGCGTAACATAGCCGTTAGCTGTCTTCCGCTCATGAGCAACAGAGTCGCCATCCATACTTGCTGGTCTAATAGCCCTTCGGCGTGGCGCAGTTCTCTGACTAAAAGCCCGTTGTAAGTCCACGTCTTTACGTGGCATCGGCGTACTTTGGCTCGTGTGAACTTCGCAGCTATGGAAGCCATGCTGGCACACAGGTTGCTAGTGCCGCATGGAAGTCTTCACGCGTGGTGCAACCGCTGGAGGGACCAGAATGGCAGAGTTCACGAACATGCGCAGACTGTGCAGACTATGCAGGCGGTCGAGGCATATCGATGAGATGCTGGAGGTTGATCCAGCGTGGTCAATACCTACAAAATTAGCGACGGCGACGCGAATTTGTTTGGACTGTTTCGAATACGTCCAGAGGATTCAACCGCCGACGATTCATCTGGTGCGGAAAACAGCATGAACGTGCTACAGAAAGCCCAGCTCAAGGCGCGCAACTCTTCGCTCGAAGACCTGATGCTATTCCATCTTAAATTGGCGGGTCGAGCGGAGCTATTTGAGCGGGAATATAAATTCTACTCTGCGCGGCGCTGGAGATTCGATTTCGCGGATCCCTGGCATCTAATCGCCATTGAATGCGAGGGCGGGAGCTGGGTGTCTGGCGCCCACGGCAGGGGAGCGCACTTCGAAAGCGACTGCGACAAATATAATGCGGCGGTGCTTGCAGGATGGCGGGTGCTGCGCTTCACTAAAGCGATGATAAAGGACGGGCGCGCGATGGATACGATCCGCAAAGCGCTCGCGTCTGGCACCCATGCCTGAACTAGATTTCACTCAACTCGGCGTCGCGGCGAAGTGGGAAGATATGTATCAGTCCTGCCAATGCGAGGATCGGCTTGGAGTTACGCGCACGCAGTTCTTCGGGATCATCTGTTGCTACGAGGTCGGGCGACCGGAAGGCAAATTCGGAATAATCGGCGAGCACGGCTGATGCCTGAACTAATCAAAGCTGGCGCACAGTGGGACGTGATCGCGTCTGGCGGCCTAAAGCCCTGGATCGCGGAGATCACGAATTTCGACGGGAAGTATCGCTATGCGCGAAAGTTCTTCGGCGTGCGGGAAAATATCGTCCGCGAAGGTAGTTACAACCCCTTCGGCGTGGGCGTGAGCGGAGATGACATACTTTCAGGCAACGAGGTGCCGCTAAGTTACAACGCGACTTATCGGGTAAGGCTACGTCTGGCACCCACACAGAGGCCGGCGCTGCTCGAGATTCAGGACGCCAGCCGCGGCTATTACGTTCTGCACTTCGCGTCTGGCACCCACGCGCAGCTCGACGCGATCGATGAGGGGATGTTGATTGAGTTCCTCGGCTGCAAGTTGGCCTATGAGATGGCAAACCCGGCGCGCTTCGAGCCCAAAGCTGACAGGACAGAGCAGCTAGTTGCGGAGCAGATGGGCAGCGTTTACGACCGGGTGGAGCAGCGCAGGCGCGAGCTCGAGGCGCTCGAGACTCAGCTAGCGAAGAAAACCAAGCGCACGCAGAAGCGGCTAATTCTGGAAGAGCAGCGCATCGCGCGCGAGCGAAAAGCCTCGCTTGTCGTAACCGATGCGCCGCGCAAGATCATCTTCGAGAAGTGAGGTTCAAATGAAATTCAAAGTCGATGAGGCTGCACGACACGGCGAACGTATCCGCGAGATGCTGCGGGCTTCCAGTCGTAAGGCGCGAGCCGAAGCAAATTCAATTCCGAAGCAACTTGAAGATAAGCCGCGAGGTCTGGCGCGGTGGGTGCAAGGTTATCCGATTGCTGTTTGTCTGAAGGTCAAAGAAAAACCCCCGAGCAGCGGCGTGCTCGAGGGTTGAGGCATCAGCGACGGCCGGCCGCGCCTGGGAATGTCGCTATGCGGTAGCCTCTCCCTGCATGTCTTCGAAAGCGATCTTGCGGCCTGGCTTGTCTACCAGCATTTCATCGAGGGTTGATTTCACGTCGGCCAGCGCTTCGCGCACGGTGTTTCTAACGCCCCTATGGTCGCGCAGCGTCTGAGGGTCGACGCCTTCGATAATCTCGCGCGCCTGATCGACCAGCGCCGCTAGCTCTGCGTCATCGGTAATGTTGCGCGCCGCAAAGTTAGCCATGAAGTCGCGGACGTTCCCGATCAACGAGTCGCGAAACACCTTCTGCTTACCTGTGGCATCCGGTGAGAGCCTGTCGATCAGATGGGTAACGAGCTCCGAAAACCCGGCGCGGAGCACGGTTTGAATCTCCTCCTGAGCGCTCGCGATCGTCTCTTTGAGTTTCTGAGTCTCGCGATCGAAAATGTCTTTATTGATTCCCCGTAAGTTGCCTGGCGTCGAGAATGACAGATACCGGGTGACTACTCCGAACGTCGCGCGCACGGCCATCGGCTCGGGATACTGCGAAGCATCGAAGCATGAACCCAGCTCGGTTTCCGCCTCGTCGCGCTTGTCCGGGTATTCCTCGAGAAACCGATCAATCCGCTCCTGGCGCGCAGCGGTGTACTTTTGGATCTCGGCGTCCACCTCTTCGATCAAGTCGATCGGCAGTAAGTAAATACCCTCTTTGAACAGCGACGGTAGACAGCGCGAGGTCAGCCACGTGCGGAAATCCCCGTCAGCCTTCCTGATCGCGGTGTAGCGCTCGGACTTGATCAAGTCCTTCGATACGTGCAGAAAGGTTTTATTGGCGTCGCCGGCGTCTATCTTCGAGGTCGGCAGCTTGCGCTTGACTCCAAAGCTTGAAACGGAGACCTGGAGCAGAACGCAGCGATCCATGATATTTGACTCAGCCATTTTCCTGTTCTCCCAAAAACAGTTAAGGGGTTTAGAGACCTAGTAGTATCCTTTCGAGATAATCAACCTCGGCGTCAAGCGCCGTTTGGCGCAGCCGAAAAGGTCCGATCATGATCCCGTTGTTCATAGTCGCAGCCCATCCGCTTTCCACCTCGCCGGCCGGATTTTCGAGCACAACGGGCTCGACATGAGACGCGCGCGTGATAGTCGCGGCGCCCTCGTCGCATAGGTCGGCGAGAGCATCGCTATAAATCGCGGTGACTTCGCCAGTCGTTTCAATTAGCAGCTTTAACGGTTTCACGTTGTGCCATCTCCCCTGTCGGCGTGTCGGCCGTGACTTTACCAAGCGCCGCCTCAACCTGGCGCGTGATGTCTTTACAACGTTTCCCTTTGACGCCTGCGACGGAGACCGTCGAGGAACCATCGAGCTCGATTTCCACTGTGATTGTTTCGCTCATCGTGTCGCCTGCAGGACGATGCGACCATCGGCCTTAGTTGCGGAAGTGACTCGATAGCCCTGCTTTTGGAGCGTGCGGCGCGCAACTTCGCTTGAGTAGTTCTGCTTGAGCTTTTCGCAGTTCGCGCCCACGTGTTCGGGCAGCTGCCCATAACTAAACATGTCGGCCAGCAGGACATAGCCCGGTCGACCGTCGCGCCGGCGCGCGATGCCAATCTCGCAAGCCTCCTTGTCGGCACCGACGATGCGCAGCGCGTGCTCGCACTGTCCCAAGTCTTTCATCGTGAAGCCCTCGGGAAGCCCGGTCTGCGCCTCGTGCGCGCCGTAATGCCTGTAAGTGCGCTGTCCGCGCATCAGCTCGAGGCCCAACGCGCGCGCCGCGGCCGCCAATGCGTCGAGGTCTTTAACTTCGATCGCGATCTTAACGATGTGACTCATAGATTTACCTTCCTTCCTGATTCTGGAGTTAGAGACTCTTTAACGCGCGCGGCCTTGTAGACGCCTGGCGTGCTAGCCGATAGAAACCGACCCTCCGCCATCTTGCGCAAGCGCTCGAGGCCCGCGGGCTCTTGTTGCGCCTGCGGGATAACGTATTTTGACGCCTCGGCGAAGTCGCACGCCAGCGCCTGGGCCAGCTCGCAACAATTGCGGATGTTGCGCCCAGACCAGCCCTCGAGCGGCTCGAAGAATGCCGCGGCGTCTTTCGCCTTCAGTCCATAATGCTTGGCCTGGAGTTTCGCGATCGCGCTACGCTCGGCCGCTGTTGGCAGGTCATAGAACCAAACCCCCAGCTTGGCGAGTCGATCGCGTAACGCAGTCGGCAACGATCCAAACTGGTTAGTAGTCGCGACGATCAAAGCGCCGCCATCGCCGGCCAGCGCATAAATCGCTTTAAGCGCCGCTCTGATTGCGCCTTCGCTGTCACCAACATACCGCCCTTTCATCGCGCCCGTATCCATCCTGACGCACGGAAGCCCGAACGTCGCAGCGATCGCGCGCGCGGTGTAAGTCTTCCCGGTTCCCGGAGGTCCGAAGTGAGTGATCCCGAAATAGTCGCGGTCTTCGAGCTCAGTTAGAAGCACGGCCATTGCATCTTGAGACGTGCCGGAGCTGTCGCCTAGACCAGAGTCGCCACCAGCGCCGGCCACCAGCTTCTCGATTTCGTCTATGATAATCACGACACGAAACTTGCGAGGCCCGGCGCCTAGCTGATTGAAGAACGCTTTCACGGCCACGGCGCCGCCGATGTCATCGAAAGTTTGAGACGGATATTCGAGCTCGAGGCCCTTCGGAAGCATCGCTTTTTTGCGCGCCCACAATTCAGGAAGTGAAACGCTACGGTCAGCCTGGATAGAAAGCGCACTCGCTTGCTCGCCGGCAAACGCGGCCAGCCCTCGCAACGCATCAGTCGCGCGCTCGAGCGTGTCATCTTCCATCGCTAGCTCGTTCTCAGTCGCCAGCTTCCCAAATGAGACGCGGATCTCATCCTCAGATGGGAGCGGTTCATCGAGCAAAAGCACATCCTGGGCGAGCTCGGCCGGCAGCGAAAAGCCTGGCGCCAGGAGAACGATTGTGCGTTGCGAATTCTTGAAGAGATTGCGCAGGTTCATCAAAGCTTGGCACGGCGCCGGGTCATCTAAGAATCGATGCGCGTTGAAACAAATCAGTATCGACCGTTCGGGCAATTCGAGCGCCGCTATAAGCGCCTCGGCGAAATTGGTTAGCCCCATCTCATCGTGCTTTTCGAGAATCTTCGCCTTGGCGTCGATTCCGGGCTCATTCAGCGGCGAATAGCCGCGGACCACATCCCAGCATAGAAGAGGCATCGAGCCGTTAAGAGCGCCGGCAATTTGCGCCACGGTGTTCGGCTGATCTTGCGTAGTAATCGCAACGATCGGCACGCCTACCGCGCGCGCGCGTTTGAGAGAATCTGTCATCTTCACTTGCTTAAATCCTCGATCATCTTGTCGAAGTTGTTTTCTAAAAAATACTCCATGATAAGAATGAGCTGGACGTGGTCGATAGTAATAGGGGGAGTTTCTATTCCGCCCTCTTTTTTGAGCACGTAGCGCAGCCATTCGATCGTTGCCGGTCCATTGTTCGCATTCAGCCAGTCGACACGCTGGCTAGCTCGTGCGGAGGCGTCAGAGAGGGACGCTTGAAGAACGGCAGGGTCGACGGCCGAAAGCCATTCCGTGATCTGCTCTTTAGAGAATAGCTGTGCTTTTAGAGTTGTCATCGAATGAAGCCCTCCACCAGAGCAGCTACGAGGAATAGCGCATAAGCGCCCACGCACCAAAAGCAGATCCATTTGATGCGTGCGCGCCGTCGAGCGAAAAATTCGTCGGCCTGGTTCATGGCTTCACCGTCCACCCATTCATCACGAGGAAGGCACGGCGAGTCATGCTCCTGAATGGTGTTTGCGCGCGCCACGATAAATAGACGGCGGTCAGAGTAACGAGGGTCAGAAACTGATTCATATTTTGCCTCCCAAAGCAAAAGCCCGGCTATTTGAAAACGCGGCCGGGCTCGCGCAGATTCTTATTACTTTCGGTGTTTACGTGAGACGTGCAAGTACATGCGCCGCACGGTCTCGACATCGCGCGCGGCGTGTTTGTAGCGTTTGGAGAAAAAACGGCGCCCACAAGCAAAACAGCATACTACTGGACGTGGTTTCATGATGTATCCTTCGCGCACAGAGCCGATTTAAGACAGTTTCTCAGATGGGCTGGCGTCTTCCATCGTCTGGTTTGAGCAATCGTAGCAGAGCGCAAAATCATGATCGCGGTTAGATTCACAGTCGGCACCGCCGATGCCGACCACGTTGTTACAGTTCAAGCACGTGTGAACATGCTCGCGTTGACGATTGATCTTGTAGCCGACCGCGCAACCGTCACAGTTGCACGATGGGTCGTCAGGATGCGCGCGAATTATTTGAGACATTGGACACCTCGGCGAACATATCGCGTTGAACAGATTGAACGGCGCCGAATAGCGCGGCTTGAACATGATGCGGGCATGAGCACTTGACCGGCTCGCCGGCATCATCAAAATAAGCGCCGGGGCATTCAGCGCAACGCTTGCGCCTGCAGGCTTCGAATTTGTGCGAGGTCATCGCATCCCCTCGGCCCGCTGATTGCGCAGCCAGGTCATACGTTCTTTGGCAATCTTCCGCGCGGCTCGCATCGTCGTTGCGCTGTCTTCACGTCCACCAAACCCCTCGACATGCAGGATATCGCGCAACGCACCTATTTCTTCCTCCGACGCTGGGCCGCCAGCGCGACGCCCAAGATCCGCAATCGCGTGGTCGAGTCTCTCGTTAGTTTCCATGATAGTCAGCCTCCCAAAGCTGAGTTAATTACGTTGCGCCTATTTCCATATCGAATAATACAAAGTCTGTCAAGAGGGTAAGAGAAATAAATCTAAAGCCCTTGCGGGAGTAGGTGAAAAGCGCTACGCTGGATTAGATGAAAATCGCAAATAGCGCTGCTTTAATAGGAGAGTTTGGGCAATTACCGGAGAGCACGCGAGAATGGGCGCGCGAGCTCGAGGGCTGCGCGGTGACGCTCGCCATCGATGACGGAGCAATTCAGATCGCGAGCATCGAAGCGCTCGAGCCCGGCCGCGGCGCCGGCACTCGCGCGATGCGCAAGCTCTGCGAGCTCGCCGACCAGCACCAGGTAGAGCTAACGCTGATTGCGGATCCGTTTAAATCAGACAGCGGCCGCCCGATAATTACGCGCGCCAAGCTGATGCACTGGTATCACGGTTTCGGATTCAGGGCGTGCAGCGTACACAGCTACCAGATGCGCCGGCCGCCGGTGCTCGCGTGCGAGGCTTGCGGAGCGCCAGAGAATGACGGCAAGCTTCACTCAATCCCGAGCAACTACCGCGAACAGTGCAACCACATAATGGGGAGATAGCGCGCGCAACGGTTATCGCGGATCAAGCGCTCGAGCGCCGCTCAAACACCTAATCAAGCAGCGCACCTCAAAGCCTCGCATATAGGACGATAGAAACATGCGCCAATCAGCCCGCAGCGCCTCACCAAGCCCCGCAAACCCCCAAGCGCACCACAAACCCAACAACAGAGCGAACAACCCTTCTAATCAACCCTGCCTATGGAAAGACTCATCATGCTCTAACCTAGCCACGCACAACTACAACGCTACTCCTCTCTGTCCTCTCCACTTCCACGCCTACCGAGCCAAGCTATGGCAACGCACTCGCCTAGCCTCGCCTCGAGTTTAACCACTCTCCCAAGCGCCACGCACTGGCCTGACCGAGAGCAGCTAACCTAGTTGACATAATAGTACTTAGGCGACTGCTCTACTCCTACGCAGAGAAGCACTACAGAGCTAGAGGCAGCGGTCAGCATAATCACCTACTACCTGTGGTAGGAGAGAGAGCAACGCAGCATCGGTCAGCCTCGGGAGTCCGAGGTCCGGGGTTCCCTAGGCGGCATCCCTTCCGGGGTACCCCTCCTCAGTCGTAGGGTAGTTGAACACGCTTAGTATTTTCATAGGTCTGGGATCCTTGGGGGTAGACTCCCTAGGGGGTATAGGGTATAAAGGGGGTATGTACCCTACAAGGAGGTGTGGATGTGGAGACGAGCACGAATGTTGGAGACTCGACCCGAAGGAATGTGGGAAGCGAGGATTGGAAAAGAGAGCGGCGCGAGCGGCGGGAGGAGGGGAGGATCGGGTCGAGGAAAGAGCAGGCGGCGGAAATAGCGCGCGATCTGATGTTGCACATGGAGCCGGCGGGGAGGGTGGAGACGGTAGCGACGTACACAGAGTTGCACGCGGCGATCCTGGCAAGTCTGGTGTAGGGCGGCCGGAAATTCCGGTAGAGGTTGTGAAAGAGCGGCGCTCCGAAAAATCCGGTGCGCGGCCAGTCGCATCGGCAGAAAAGTATCAGTGTTCAACGCACCGGAAATTTGAGCCGAGTTGCGAGTATTGCCAGTTGGCGAAGGAATTGGCGTGAGGAAACTCGTATGGCTCGACCTTTGTTCCGGACTTGGCGGCGCCAGTCAGCCGGCGCTCGACAGAGGATGGAAAGTTATCACCGTCGATATTGACGCAAGGTTTTCCCCAAGCATCGTGGCCGACGTTCGCGCACTGCCGCTGAAGCCGTTTCATGTCGATGTGCTGTGGGCGAGCCCGCCATGCCAGGAGTTCGCACGCAATGCGCTTCCGTGGAAAGCAAAGGCGCCTTGGACTCGATGCGAGTGCTGCGATGATTTCTGGTGCAACATTCATCGAAAGCACGCCTATGATTGTAAATGCCCTCCGATAGACGACTGGATACCAGTTTCCCCCTACGATCCGATCGGGCCACCGGATGAGGGTATCGAAATAGCTCGGGCTTGTCGGGCTTGGGTGGATTACCTGAAGCCTGGCGCATGGATAATCGAGAACACCATTCATTCCCGCAAATGGCTGACTCCGGTCTTAGGTCCAGTTCTGTCTAATATCGCGGGTCATTATTTCTGGGGGCGCATTCCGACACTGCTGCCCCAAGTAAAGCGCATACCGAAAGAAAGTCTATGGCCGACCGAGGACAGAGCTGCGGAACGCGCCAAGATACCCTACGAGATCGGCGAGGCCATCTGCCGCGCGGTTGAAGCGAGGGAAACATGAGCGGTCGACCTCTTGCAATTACTCGCCCAAGAAATTAGGTTAAGGGAATTATGAGTGAAGAAAACGGAATTCAGGAAACTCAAACTCAGGAACTAGCGGTCCGGGAAGATCGCCAGATCGCGATTGCTCGCTATGTGACGCCGGTAGGGCTGGAAGGTTTGCCGGACGACCTCGAGCAGGAGCGTTGGGCAGATCTTTTGGCGGCGGCGAAAAATTACGCCGATGCGCAATATTGGATTGCGGGCGACCTGGCGAATTTCGGCGAAGCGCATTATGGCGAGGCGTACTCGCAGTTCGTCGACGTGATGGGATACGACCCTGGAACGCTGACGGCGGCGATGTACGTGGCGCGGACGATTCGATTCGAAGAGCGGCGCCCGGAACTGTCTTGGAGCTGCCATCAGGTAGTGGCCGGTATCAAAGACCCAGAGCAGCGAAAAGCGTGGCTCGGGCTGGCGGCCGATAATAAATGGACGCGGGAAGAGCTCCGGACCAATATCCGCGAGACGCAGGGCCGGGAGAAAAAGCGGGGCAAGCCCAAGGGTACGGTCCAGACCAAGAAGGGAAAAGTTCGCAAGCAGCGCTTGAGCGCGCAGGATTTTACCAAGCTCGTGAACAAAGAGCTCGAGCCGGCGCTGAAGAAGGGCATCAAGCATTGCGAGCAGTTCGTCAAGAGCGCAGAGAAGCTCATGGCCGACCTCGACAAGGGCAAGACGGACCAGTCGCGGTTCGAGGACATCGCAAAGGCTCTGACGGGCTTTGGAGAGGATTTAGGGCCGCTGGGGCATACGCTGGTCGCGACGCGCGACATGGTGCAGGCGATCGCGGATTACGAGCCCGAGCCGGAACCCAAGCCCAAAAAGAAGGCGGGCCGTCCCAAGGGTGTGAAGTCGAAAAAGAAGGCGGAGGCTCAAGATGAGCAACCAGCCGCAGAGTAGGGTGTGCGCGCGGCCGGGCTGCGAGACGGTCTTAGCTGAGACTCCCAAAGGGCAGCGCGGCCGAAAGAAGAAGTATTGCAAGCCGGAGTGCCAGGTCGAGCACTACAGCGCGATGCACCCCCGAATCGATTTGAGTAAGATGACGAGCAAGTAAGATGGACCTCGAGAATCTGACGCCCGACACGATGCTGCCGGAGCAGTTCGCGGACCTGCGCAAATCCCGCGGACGCGACGGATACTCTCGCCTATGGCTGGCTCTATTAGAAGATGCGGTGCGAGTGGTTTCGGGGCGTTTTTCAGGGAACCTCAATCACAAAGTAATAATTCAGCAGGCGTGGGACTGGATCGAAAACACGGCGCACCATCCGTGTAGCTTCAATTTCGTATGCGAAGGGCTGGAAATAAACCCGGAGACTCTACGCGCGCAGCTATTGCGTTTCAGGGAAGCGGGGCAATTTCCAAAGGTCAGCCGCGGGCGCTCGGTGAGCGCTCCAACCGTGCGGCTGCGCGGTAAATACGAGCGGCGCGGATGAGTTGTAGACATTGCGGGCTCGGGCCACACGAGCACGACGGACGCCGGCGCATATATATGACCGGCAAGGGCTGGCTGGAGCCGTGCTCCGAGGGTTACGAGGCTGCCGATGTGCCGCGCGGGGTAGTGATTCCATGGAAAGCTGCCGCCAGATCGATGCTGAAAGAGACGTTCGCATTCGCTGAGAAAAAGAGGATCCCCCGTGAGCGATAACATTTTGCAGTGCGTCGTCAACCACACCCGGAGGCCCATGGAAGAACTCAGGACCGCGAGCGTCGAGTTGATCAACGGCCGCATCGATACAATCGAAGGCTGCATAGAGGATACGTTTATTTTTTATCCCGTCCCGAATCAGCCAGGGCAGAATTTCGTAGCGTTGGTTTTGACCGACAACGCCGGAGCAGTGTACAAGTATCCCATGGCGGCGGTGATTCGCTGGAGCACCCGCCCGATTGGAAACTGACGCGCCGTGGAGAAGTGGCATCTCATTTGGCTCATAACCAGAAGATCGTGGGTTCAAATCCCACCGGCGCATCTAACTTATGCTGGTGTAGCTCAGACGGTAGAGCATTGGTTTCGTAAACCAGAGGTCGCGAGTTCGATTCCCGCCGCCAGCTAAAATGGACGCAGGAACCAAAAGCATCCCCTGTAAAATCTGCAAGGGGCCTATATATCGAAACGGAGTGCATGAGTGCCCGACTCCCAAAACGGAAAAGCCGCCAAGCCCTTCAAACCATGGCCCCCAATGATCGCGCGCGCCATGGCGCACCAAGCCTATTTGCTCTTTCAATCCAATCCGGAGCTCGTAGCCGACAAGCTCAATAAGTCCGGAACTCCCTGTTCGCTTTGTACCCACGCGAAGTTTGAAGAGATAGCGTTCTTGCTTCTGGCCGGCGCAACCGCGCGCAAGCTCCGGCGCCTTATAAATTCCCACCGCAATTACTACCAGGTAAAGCGCCTCGAGGAGCATCGGGACCAGCATCTGGTACGAGTAATCAACGACTATTTGATCCCGAATTCGGATGCCTTGAAGATGATGCCGTTCCCGGTGGATGGCAATTCAGAGCAAAAGGGGCTTTACTATCTCTACCAGCACATGGGGCTGTACTATCAGGCGCTCGACGCGGGCCAGTTTTTGGCGGCGAATTCGATCTTGAAAGAGATGCGGGTAGTCGACAAGGAATATCTGGGTAAGAAGATCGAGAGAGTAGCGCTGCCGGGGGAGACTCCGATACCGGACGTGCTGGCGGATTTTTCAGGGCGCGACGAGAAACTCAACGAAGCATTCAGGCGCAGCAGCGCTAAGCGAGAAGAGGTAAATGGCGGCGAAGCGCAAGCACAATCTGGCGATACAGAAAACGCCTGAGCCGGCGACTGTCGCCGATCCGACCCCGCAAGACCTCGACTTGCTCAAGCGCATGTTGGAGGGAATGCGGGTCAAAACTATCCTTTCGCACAAGCACGGCTGTTGTATGTCGTGCAATTACCCCCACATTCTGGGCGTTTGCCGCCGAAACTGTGTTTGTCACGAAGCAAAAACCTACCTCGAAGCGCGCGGAATCAAGGTTGACATATGAGTCAGGAAGAGCAGCAAACGGCTGAGGAATTGTACGTGGGCCTAATTCAACAATTACGCTTGGGTGGAAAGCTCACTTTCGCAGAAGCCCTCTCCCTTGCAGGTTGGACGCCACAGCTTCTGGATCGCGCCGAACAGGCCGAAAATAAGTTGCGCCGCATTGAAGGCATAGCCAAACTGGGATGAGCATCGAATTCACCAAAGACGGTTCTCCCAACGTGGAGCCCATCCGCGCGCGATGGAAAACCAAGAAAGACTCGGCGGGGCAACCGGTCTGCCTGATCGACCTGCACATGGGAGCCAAGCACATTCTGCGCGCACAGATTCAAGCCAGCGATATCAGGGCGCTTGAGCCGCTTTCGAAGGCGCTGCTCGAATTGATGAAAGAAGAGATCGCGAACAATCGAAAGGTCATAACACCCGACCGGCCAGAGTTTGGCAATATAGCGCGGCTCCTGCATTGAGATGGACGCCAAGACCATCAACCTTGTGCGGAATAACATGGGAGCCTTTTTGCTCAAGGCCAACCCCAGCTACGGATGGGTGAGCTTTCACCAGGACTTCGTTGTACCGGCGCTCCATCGAGTAGCTACCCACGAAATCAAGGCGCTGGCGATCCTGATGCCGCCGCGGCACGCGAAGAGCGAGGTTGCGAGCATCAATTTCACGGCATGGTGTTTCGGGCGCTTTCCCGAGCGCAAGAACATGCTGATCAGCTACTCCGATCGCTTCGCCAAAAGATTCGGCCGCAAAATTCTGACGCTCATAACCGGCGACGTTCACAAGGAAGCTTTCCCCGAGTGCAAGCTTTCGCAGTTCGCGCGCAGTGGCAGCTACTTCCAGACCACTAAGGGCGGCGAATTTTTCTCTGCCGGCTTCAACGGGACCATCACCGGCGCCGGCGTCGACGGCGTGCTGGACATCGACGACCCAATCAAAAACATGAACGAGGCGAAATCCGAGGCGACGATGCTTTCGCGCTTCGAGGATTATCGCTCGACGGTGAGAACCCGGCTCGAGGGCGGCTCGCGGCTGATGTGCCTCACGCGCTGGTGCCGCGGTGACTTTTTCGATCGCGTGATCGAGGAAGAGGGTACGGCCGAGAACGGTGGTCTCTGGCATGTGCTCAGGGTACCTGCCGAGGCAGAGGCCGACGATCCGCTGGATAGACAGCCTGGCGAGTTCCTCTGGCCCGAGCGCTTCGGAGAGCCGTGGTATCGCGCGAACAAGAAAGACTTGCGGACCTGGAACGCGCTTTATCAGCAAAACCCCGACGCGAATCAGGGGCGCCGCTTCAAGTTCGAATGGCTGACTTTTTACAAAAAGCGCGTCATGCCGCTGAAATTCCCGGCCTACATGCTCACCGACCCTTCGAAAGGCGAGGATCCGAAATCCGATCCTACGGTCATAGGAGTTTTCGTAGCGACGCCGGAAAAGCGGCTGCTGCTGGTCGATGGCGTGGTGGGACGCCTGGACCTCGACGACAACGCGCGCGAGCACATCCGGTTGATACGAAAGTGGCGGCCGGTGCGGTGGCTCTATGAAGAGTACGGGATGGTCCGGGATGCGTGGTTTTTGGAGCGCGAGCTAAAAAAGGCGGGCGTGAACCTCAAACCGATTCCGGTCGGGCGCCGCGGGCCACGCCACATGCTTTCGAAAGAAACCCGCATCGAGGGCCTGATTCCGATGTTCCGCGAGGGAATAATCTGCATCCCCGACACCGACATGATCCAGATGCCGATGATCGACTTGGGCGAGGACGAGCCGCAGAACATCGTTGATTACTTCGTAAATCGGGAATATCTGGAGTACGCCGGCGACAACTCGATCGATCACGACGACTTCCTGGACATGATGACCAGGCTGCAAGAACCCGAACTGGGCATTCGATACCCGACCGCGCCAGCGGAATTGGAAGCGCGTATGCTAGATCGCAAGCGTCCGCAAATTGGAACTTGGGAATCAGCGTTGTAGTGGGGTGCGGCTGTGGCGGTAGAAAATCTTTTCAACGAAAGTACCCGAGACATCGCGACCATCCCGGTCCCGCGCTTCACCGATACGGGCTCGGAGCCAGCGGGTGCGGTCGGTCTCATGGGGCATCCGAAGCTGCCGTGGATACTGCGCCAAGTCCAGAAAGCCGAGCCCAAGTGCAACAAATGGCGCACGGACGGACGCGAGTGCCAGCGCTTCATCGCGGGACGCCAGCTCTCAGATGAAGACGAGCGGGTGCTGAAAGAGCAGCGACGCCCGCACAACGCATTCAACACGACTCAGAAATTCATTCGTTACATCTCGGGCGTGCAACGCGATTCGTATTTGGCGCTCCTGTTCAACGCCGTGAGCATGGATAACGACCAGGCGCAGCTTTTCGGCGATCGCGTCCAGAAATACTTCGAGTGGGCCACGAAAATGTCCCACGCGAACAATAAGCGAAGCCGCGCTTTTAACGACTTTCTGATCACGGGAATGGGGTGGACGAAGTGCTTCATCTCCCGGGCGAAAGACCCTCGCGGCCTCGTGGGTTACGACCGCATCGATCCGATGGAGATGTTGTGGCCGGACGGGTGCGCGGAAATTAACTTGGACGCCGAGCATTGCCGGTGGCGCGCGCGAGAGGCGTGGATTGAGAACGAGGAAATCAAGGCGCTGTTCCCTTCGAAAGACGCGCATTTTCTGATCGACTATGCGAGCGCCGAGGGCAAGGCGCTGAGCTGGCCGTCAGTCGATCGCGTCCCGTACAAAATCCCCTACGTGCAGAGTTACCCGCTGGACAAACTCAAGGCCAATAGCGTTGGGAAGAAAGACCAGTCGCGGCTGCTCGAGTTCGAATGGTGGGACAACCAGGCGGGCTACGTCTTCGAAGATCCGCTGGATAATACCGAGCAATTCATGGATGAAGGGGAGTTTCGCGAGTACGAAACCCGCCTCCAAAACTTATTCGACCTCGAAATCGAGCACTTCGATAGACAGATAGGCAGGCACTACAAGCATGCGTTCGTACTGAATCGGCGCTTTTTGATGGAAGCGCCGGAGCATCTGCCTGGCTCGCGCTTCACCTTCAATCCGGTTTGCTGTCACTTCGACGAGGAATCGAAGCTGGCTTACGGATTCGCGAAGGTGATGCTCGACCCGAACCGCTACATCAACAAGTTTTTCAACCAGATGCTGGAGAGTTTCGCGAAGCAGGCCAAGGGCGGCTACCTCGCAGAAGTAACAGCATTCGACGATAAGGCGCAGCTCCAGGACTTTATCGATACCGCTTCGATGACAGGCTCTATCAACGTCGTTGGCGACGGCGCGATTCAGAACAAGAAAATTATTCCCAAGCAGCAGCCGGAAGTGCCCGCCGCTGCGATGGCGATCATGCAGTTCGTCATCTCGGCGATGGGCGATACTATCACAGGCATCAACGCGGAGACGCTCGGGCTAGGCGGGAGCGGCACATCCGGCGTGACTCTCAAGCGCAAGCAGCGCGCGGGGATGGTCCTGCTCGCGGCCGAGTTCGACGCCGAAGAGGACTGGCGCCAGGAAGAGGGGATGATCGTTTACGATCACCTTCAGCTCATTTCCGACTCGCGGCTGATTCGGGTGGGTGGCCCGGCTTCACAGGAAGGCGAGGTGATCAAACTCGAGGACGCGCCTTTCTCGCTGGAGTATGAAATTTCGCTCGATGAAGCCGAGCGCGATCCGAACATGAAGCAGTACCTAGCGGATCTCCTGCTCGGACCGTTCGGACAGACGCTACTCCGGATGAACAAGTTCCTGCCAATGTTCGTGCGCGCGCTGCCGATACCGCGGACCTGGGCGATGGCGATCGAAAAAGCCATGACCGACGAAGCGCAGCAGATGGCGAAACTGCGCGAGGCTGGGTTGCCGGTGCCGGGCGGTCGGGGCCAGCAGAAGGGGCCGATCCAGATTCAGGCGGAAGTCGCAGAAAAGAACGCTCGCGCCGAGCTCGAAATGGCGAAGGCGAAGCGACTGTCCGGTCAGAGCGGCACCGACATGCTCAAGCTCATCATGGACGGGCTTACGAAGTCGCGCGAGGAAAAGCGCGCGCAAGGCCAGCACGGGATGGATCAAGGCCAACACGCGATGGACATGGCTACGCAAGCGACCGATATCTGGGACACGATGCGGCAACCAGTCGATAAAGGCGGCGGTGGCAAGGATCAATGAAGTCGGTCGAAGAAGTGACGGCCTGCGTGGTCGACTACGGCACGTTTATAAGCGTCGCTGAAAAGCTCGCGGAGACGTGTAAGAAGGTCTACTACTACTCGCCGTGCGAGGCTGAATACCGTGACATCTCGGACTTCATGCGCGGCTACGGCCTCGACAACGTTGAGAAGATCGACGAATTCCTGAACCCCAAAGTCCTCGATAACGTCGACCTCTTTGTGTTTCCCGACATCGGCTACGGCGACATGCAGCGGCATTTGCGCAGGATCGGGAAAGCCGTGTGGGGGCACATGGGCGCGACCAGCCTCGAGCTCTATCGGGACCAATTTTTAGAAGTGCTCGAAAGCGTGGGGCTGGAGACGGTCCACTCGGAAACGATTCTGGGGCTCACGGCGCTGCGCGCGCATCTCAAGAAAGTCGAGAACAAGTGGATCAAAATTAACGCGTTCCGCGCGAACATGGAGACCTGGCACCATCTCGACTACGAGCACAGCGAAGACTACCTGGACGACCTCGCCGTCATTTTCGGCGGCGCCAAGGAAATCGTTATTTTCGTCGTGCAGGACAACCTCAAGTCCGACTTGGAAATCGGTTACGATGGCTGGTGCATCGATGGGCAATACCCACCGTCGTCGTTTCAGGGCTACGAGAAAAAGAACGAGCTCTACTTAGGATCCGAACTCAGCGCAGATGACCTACCCGACGAAATCAAGATCGTCAACGAGAAGATGGCTCCGGTGCTCAAGAGTTTTGGTTATCGGGGCTGGTGGGCGACTGAGATTCGTATCAAAGACGGCGTGCCCTATTTCATCGACCCGACGCCGCGGATGCCCGGACAGACCGGAGAGCATCAGCTTGAGACTTGCACGAACTTCGCGGAGGTGATCTGGTACGGCGCGAACGGGATCGTGATACCGCCCGAGTTTAGGTGGCGGTTTGCGGTCGAAGCGACGCTGCATTTTGACGGCGGCGCGAAGCATGATTCGATCGTAAAAGAATGGCGCACGCTGCGAATTCCGAAGAATGTCGAGCGCTGGGTGAAACTCTATCGCTATGGCAAAGTCGACGGGGTGTATAAATTCGCGCCGGACAAGAGCGGCGAGCCTGGCGTGGTAATCGGCGCCGGAAACACGGTCGAAGCGGCGATTGCGCATCTGAAAAAGAATCTGGGCGCGCTCAAAGACCTGCCCGTCCATGCGAACGTGGCGGGGTTCGCGAGCCTGCTCGAATCGGTGAAAGAAGCCGCCAAACACGGCATTGCGTTCGGCGGTAGAATTCCCGAGCCCGAGGACATCGTGACCGAGATGGGAGATTCGCTATGAGCGCGGTAGCGGAAAAAGAAGTCGAAAAGCAGCCGCTCTATCGGTCTATCGATGATTTAATTGCCGCGTTGGCAGAAATTGACCAGCTCAAAGAGACGGTCATAATAGATCGCGTATCGTGGGACTGGCTGGCTGAGCGCGTAAGCGCCGACCTGCGAACTTGGGTCCGCGTGGACGGAAAGGGGTATGCGGCGTTTCGAGTCTATTTACCGGACTACGCGCAGCCGCTCACAATCGCGGCACCAGCGACGAACCTCAAACCGGGCGTCGTAAATATAAGCGGAGAGTAAAAGCATGGCAGCGAAGAAGACCCCCGTAAAAGTAGGACCGACTCCAGTCGGCGAGCGCAAAGACCCATTCTCGGATCTCGACGATCGAGTAGCCAACGCGCGCAAGAATCTGGAGACCTCGCATAGCGATATGTTTCCGGTCGCGGTGCCCGGGGCGGCACCCGCGCCCGATGCGCCTCCAGTGGAAGTGCCAATCCTGGCGACAACCGAATTGGTTGAGACGGAGACGCCCGCAGCGGCGCCGGAACCGGCAGCCCCCGCTCCTGAGCCTGCTCCAGCGCCCGCGGCACCAGCGCCCGCTCCTGCCCCAGTGGCGGCGGCCCCCGAGACGCCAGCCGCACCCGAAGCACCGAAGCCTCCTACCGGAATTGACTGGCGGGAGTTCCGGCGCGTCCAGAAAGAAATGAAGAAAACGGGGCGGGCTCCGGAGCCTGGCGCCCCAGCGCCGGCACCAGCAGCCGCAACACCCGAAACCGACGCCGACGATCCATTCGGATACAAAGCAGAAATCCGCAAAGTCCGCGAAGAGTCCGATCGTCGCATCGCCGACATGGAAGCGCGGCTGGGAAACCAGAATAACGAAACCAATCTAGTCGCCACCATAAATACCCAGGAAGCGGCATTTCGCGCGGAGCATCCGGATTACGATGATGCTATCAAGCACCTAATCACAGTCGAGACTGGACGCTATCAGCGCAGCGGTGGCGCTCGATATGAAGCCGGCGAAATGATCAAATGGCTCTCCACACAGGAAGCGCTCCCCGAAAATCAGCGTCATCCGGACGCGGCCAGGCTGCGCACGGCGATCGACACCGAGGGCGACGCCCGTAATGTTGATGACACGACTGCAGCGATGAAGGTGGCGACGGACTTGTATATCGGCCGTCAGCGTAATCTCATCGTCCAGGGCGCGCTGGCAGAGCATGTACCAGTCCCTCAAAAGGTTTGGGAAACGGCGACGGAGTTCATGGGCTATCAGCCTAAAGCGCGCACCCCCGCACTAGGCGCATCACCTACCCCCGCACCAGGGCCCGCCCCAGCGCCGACGACTACCGTAGCGGAAAAGATTAGGCGCGAGGCGCGCGCGAGCGCGGCCGGCAAGAGCATCTCGAACGCGGCGAGCGCCGCTGCGACCGAGCCCGACATGCCGCAGATTACGAAACTCTCGGAATGGGTGGCGTTACGAAACCGCGATCCACAGGGAGCGCGGGACTACATGGCGGCGGCTAGTGCAGCCGATCCACGATGGCATACGAAACTTCTCGCTGGGTAGGTTGCGGGGTAATTCTCGATATGCTTAAATAGCATTGCTTACGTATTCTGTCCCCCAGCGCCCTGCCGTTTGTCCCCCCTTTCGGCAGGGCGCAACTCTTTCTACTTTCCGTGATGGCAGAGCGGCTGATGCACCCAGCCGATGTGAGACTTGTAAGCATCCTTCACGTCGAGAACGTGGGCCTCGTCGGTCCAGCAGTGCCAATCTTTGGGCACGTCGACCGTAATCAGACAGGCATCCGTATCGTCGGGATCCATATCGCGCGTAGAGATGCGCGGCTCTTTAAGAGGCTCCGAGGTAGGCTTGATGCAGGTTTTGAAGCCGAGGTTGTGGTTGGCGAAAATAGACGCCTTACAACTGATCGCGAGCATCGCTATTAAAGCGAGCGCCACCACAGTTGCAGGACTCGCCGGACGTATTTGCTTCCAAGTTCGCTGATTCGCCATTTACTTTTTCCTACCTTTCGATTCGTCCATGAGATGGGGATCACTGCGTACTTGAAGCCCATAGTAATCGCTTTCAGCGGCATCTCGACAGTCAGGTCGAATTGCTCGCTTTCGAGCGGCTGGATGGCTTCTATGACCTCGCGCCGGTAGAGCTTGAAGGCGTTGGTCACGTCGTTGTAGTCGATCCAGAAGAGCCACTGGATGGCTTTGTTGGCGAGGCGATTCAGGATGAGCTTGGGCCACGGATAGTCCTCTACTCTAAATAAAAGAGAACCGCTCCAGTCCCACCGCGAGCCGAAGCAACAGTCGTAACCTTCGACTTCGATACGATGAAAGCAACGAACTAGATCGGCGGGATCGTCGGAACCATCCGCCATCATGATCGCAATTACGTCTCCCGTGCAGCGTGTGAGGCCGCGTCGCACAGCCAGCCCATAGCCGTGAGGTTCGCCATCGTCGGGGGAGATTATGATTTCACTTTCGATATCTCGCCGCAGAAGGAGCGACTTTATTTTGCCGTGCGTAATGACGGCGTTTACTCCTTCTTCCCGCGCGGGTATGACGACAGACAGCTTCACTTCGCGGCCTGCTCGGCTTCGACCATCTCAGTTATCAACCGCTCGTGATCATAGGTCCAGGTCCAGTTCGGGTAATGACTTTGCCATTTGCGTGGGTCGCCAATCCAGAATTTGTGATCGCCCTTACGCGGAGTATCGACGTAGGAAGTTTCCATCTTCTTGCCGGTCAGCCTTTCACAGTCCGCGATGGCTTCAAGGATTGAACAGTTGGAGTGCCGACCTCCACCAAGGTTGTAGACGACACCAGAACGGGGCGCTCTAATAAACTCCCACATCGCGGACACGACATCTTGAGAGTGAATGTTATCTCGGACCTGCTTTCCCCCGTAACCAATGATTCGGTACGGCGCGCCCGAAACAGCGCACTTAACCAAGTGCGAAAGGAACCCATGTTGTTCAACTCCTGCGTGGTTGGGGCCGGTGAGACAGCCGGGCCGGAAGCAGACGGTTTTCATTCCGAAGTAACGGCCGTATTCCTGTACGAGCAGATCGGCACTGAGTTTCGAAACTCCGAAGAGGGAATGAAGCGATTGGTCGATGGACATGCGCTCGTTGATGCCGTCGCCGGAATACCAAAGTCCGATTTCGCTAATTTGGGTCTCGCCTCGGGGAATGTCGAAGCGGGTGTCTAGTTCTTCCAGCATGATTTTGTTGGGCGTATCCCCGTACACCTTCGAGCTCGACATGAAGACGAACGGCGCTTCCGGGCAATAGCGGCGCGTCGCTTCCAGCAGATTGAGCGTCCCTACCGCGTTCACCCCGAAGTCGGTATGCGGGTCGGAGGCCGCCCAATCGTGCGAAGGCTGAGAGGCGCAGTGGACGATCGCATGGATGTTTTTGTCGCCCCGCCTAAATAGCGCCTCGACGCCGAGCTGGTCGCGGATATCGATGTTGTAGTGGAAGTAGTGTTTGACCTCGCTTGCCAGTTGTCGCAAGTTGGGCCTCGTACTGGCGGCCGCGCCGAAAAACTGCGCGCGCATGTCGTTATCGACGCCCACAATATCGAAGCCTTTTTCGGCGAAAAAGCGAACCGCAGCAGAGCCAATCAGTCCCGCACTCCCCGTAACGATAATGACGTTGCTCATCGATATTCGACCTCACAGCCTTTGTCGGCGCATCGAACCACGGCGCCTACGTTGAGAGAATTTGCCCACTTTGACGCGCGCGCGATCTGCTCGGGCGTCATCAACGAGGCCGGAAACATCACAGCCTTGCGTTCCGCATAGTAGGGGAGCTCGGGATTCCATTCGAGTCCGTAGATCAGAATAACATCGTCCGGCTTCGTGTGGTCGCGGATATCACGCGCGAAGGCGACGATCCCGCCATCGCTCGGGCGCAGGTCGTAGTGTGCATAGAAGTACAGCAACTGCGAGGCGATCAGGAGATAGAAAAGCAGGGACTTCATGGAGTATCCTTGATCTTGTCAGACCACCAATGCTCGAAAAGAGGGTCACGGCAATTGCAACACGGAGGCCAATAAGAACCGCAGTTCATCCTTGCGAGCAGACACCATTCGCCGAGTCCAAGGCCAAGGATGAGAATGAACCCGGCCATGGATAATCCGATAGTCTTCACAATTCCTCCGTCAACATTTTAGCGATAGCCAGGATAAGAAAAACTCCGCAGGCCACCGAGTAGTAGGCGTGTACTTCATAGAGCGTAGGGAACAGAAAGAAGGGCAGCAGGAAGGCTCCGAAGCAAACCAGCGCGATCATAGAATCTCCTGAATCCGTTCCTTGATCGTATCCCAAAGCGCGGGCGAAAAGCGCTGCTCCAGCGTCCCGAAATTATGCTTGCGCTGCGCCGGCTGCGAGGTGGTCAGAAGTGCCCCTAGAGGACTTTGGGCCTTAACGGCATCAGTATAGTTCGTCCATGCGATGCCAGCGGCAACAGCAACGACACAGCAGCAAAAATTACGAAGGACGGCAATTTTACCAGCGCAGCTAAGATGCCAACGAACATGCCGAGTATCCACTTATCCTCCATCATCAGAGCGAGAAATTCAGTGCACAAAAACAGCGCGCACGTATCGATTAAGAACGCTGTCGACCAGTAGAGATAGAGAGGACTGGCAAGGTAGAGGCACCCAACGATCCACGGATCAATGTCGAGGTGCGTCGCGATTCGTCGCAGCGGGAACAATGCCAGAACGCCAAAAGCCCAAGCGACGCAACGTCCGGCCGGATCGAGTCCAACGCCCATTCGTGCGAGCAGGGCAACGATCCATTGGAAGAGGGGGAATTCAAACGGGATCGACCATGGAGGGCCGAGCACAGGAGTCCAGTAAGCCAGCCATGGGCCTCCCCGCAGGAGCCAGAAAACACTGAGGGCGGTTTGAGTTTGTCGGAATCCATGTTCACCTACCAGGGGCTGATTCCAGCGCATAGCTAAAATAGCGGCGCTATGCGCCAGAAGCGCCCAGAAAAGAATCCGTTTCACCTACCGGTCCTTCAGTCGCGTGGCTTCGAGGATCGGTATATTAGCTTCCGTTGGAACGTAGATGACATCGTTGTTGTCGGTCTCTTCCATCATTTTGATCCACTGCCATTTGAGATAAAGGTCGTGCGAAGTCAGTTGTTCACCGATGCGCTTGATCTGCTCCGAGACAGCTTCGGCCTCTACGATGGCGGCCTGCTTATTGAGTTGCGCCGCATCGAGGCGACCTTTAGCCCGCGCTACCTGAACCTGCTGCTCCATATGAGCCTGCGCGAGATCGGCAGCACCTGCTCGCTCCTGCGCCCATACGCGCCACATGGGATATCCATAGACCGCCCAGACGATCACGCCCATGACCACCAAAATGATAATAAATTCTGTTCCTGCCCCTATCCACGGTTGATCCATATCAGACGCTCCTTTGCGAGATGTCTATTTTCATAACGGAAAATAGGGCGGGGGTCAAACAGAATCGACACTTGACAAGAATGTTGCATGCGCGTAATCGTGTGCTTAGCGGAAGTGCTGACGCTAACAGCGTAATTAAAAAGCAGCCGACCGTCCTTCCGGTCGAGACAAAAGAAACGAAGCGACCATCTCACGATGGCCTCCCGCGCTGACCGATTCGTAGCGTTGACGTGGAGGCAGTGCTGAGATGGAAACAGTCATAGTTGCCGGCGACCCCGCAGCCGTCACCCTTTATTCGGAACTCACCTACGCTCAGGCCATCCGATACACGACTGCCTCGAAGTTGATGGCGGTCGGGCTATCGAAAGACGACCCGAGCAATTTCGTCCAGTACTTCGAGGAGACCTCGGAGAAGAACGGAGACACGATCAAGTACGACTTGATTTACAATCCGTTCGGCCCTGGCATCGCGGGCGATTCGGTTATCGCCGGCAACGAAGTGCCTCTGACCTACGATCAGGCAGCGCTGGTCATCAATCAGTTGCGACAAGCCATGCTCCTCAAGGGCATGATGTCGCAGCAGCGGGTGCCTTTCTCCCTAAGGGATAAGGCGCGCAACGGCCTCGCGAACTGGTTCCGGACCATGATCGACTACTCGCTGATGAATCAGGCGGCGGGCAATACCGGAGCGACCAAGCTTCCGTATCTGAATAACGCGATCAACGCGCAGAACCCGGGCGATGCGGGTGCGTACAACTACACCGGAATGCAGTCGCCGATCGAGCCTTCGAGCGATCACGTCATATTTCCGGGCGGCGCGACTACGGAATCGACCGTAGGCACCGACCCTAAGTATGCGTTCAATCTGGACATGATTCCGGACATGGTGGCGATGGCGCAGGGCAACCTCGCGGTTCCTATCAAGCCGGTCGTCATCAATGGTCTGGAAATCGCGGGTGTGGCGTTCCTGGATCATCTGCAAGTCAAAGACCTCAAAAAGAATTTCTCGCAGGGGGAGTGGGGAGACTTGATGCGAGCCGCGCTACAGGGCGGCCAGATTCAAGGCAACCCGCTTTTCACCGGCGCGCTCGGAATTTTCGACAACGTGGTGCTGCATCAGGACACCTACCTCCCTTGGGGAGACGGGCTGACCTCGACCACGAACCAAGTCAAGAATCCGCAGACCAAGCAGCTCGTGCCGGCGCCAAACAGTCTCTATAGCTACTCGTACGCGACCGCGAACATCGGGCGCTTCGTGTTTCTGGGCGCTCAGGGAATCGCGCTGGCGGTCGGAATGGCCGATGGAACCCCCGACAATCCGCTGCGAGTGAAGTGGGTAGAAGAGCCTCTGGACGGTAACAACCAGCTTCGAATCATCAATGGAATGATTTTCGGGCTGTGCAAGACGCAGTTCGGCGGCAGCGACTACGGCGTGATTACAGGGAGTACGTTTGTTTCCGTAACCTAAGTAAAAAGAGCTATAGCGCCATAATAACAGGTTCTATTTTAGAGGGCTAGATGGACGCGAATGCAAATCAGATGATCAATTTTGCGAGCCGAATTGCCGACTCCTTGGAGCATCTCGTTACTCACGACATGCCAGAGCCAGCGTTCGAAGGCGACCTGTTGAGCTCCGAAGAGCGTGCGCGGTACACACCGGCGCAAGCCGCCGACTTGGAAAAGAGGCGGATCCAGTGGGACAAGGACCACGGCAAGGTCGAGTCTCCGCATACCAAGATGCTCGACTCTCATCGCGACGATTGCCCGGTTTGTACTCCTCGGCGCGCGCTGGTGATGAAAGCGGCAGCGGACAAAAAGGCCGCCGTAGACGCGAAGATCGCGGCAGACGCGGCGCTGAAAGAGCGCGAACGCGCGGAGCGGGAACTTGCGCACGCGAAACAGGCGCAGGCGGATGCGGGCAAGGTGAACGTGTACAACCAGCCGCCGCCCAAGCCCGTTGAAGAAGAAGAGCCGGAAGTAGACCCCCGGAAACCGGTGGAGGTGGGATTCTAACATGGGACAGATTTATTTCGCCGATACGGCGGTATTGCCGTCGAAATCCCAACCGAATGCAGCGGCGATGGAGGACTCGTTCATCGCCACGCTTGCGACTATGCTGTTGCAGACTGGCGCCGCGGGCTTCCTGATTGGTGACGTCATTTGCCTCGCGCCGATTCCTGGCGGCTGCACGCTTCAGGATTACGAAGTGAACATCCCCGAGCTGGACACCGGCAGCGCCGTGACGTTCGACTTGGGCGACAACCAGATTCTCGCCGCGGCAACCAGCGGCACCGTAGGGACCGCGTTCACTACGCCGGCGCTCGGGACCAGCTTCACGTTGACGGCAGCGGCTTCGACCGCGAGTTTCACCGCGACCAACGGCCTTTTGATGGTGAACGGCATCCTGATCGGATACGCCTCACTCTCGGGCAGCACTTTCGTAACCTGCTACTCGAGCGTCGCTGGAGTCGTCATTCCGAAGGGTTCGTTGATTCAGCAGGCCGGAAATACGGCGGCGTATCAGGCGATCGCGGCAGTCCAAGCCGGATCGGGCATCGTACTCCTGTCATGGGGCAGCGTGAGCTCGACGACCGTGGCAACCGCGACCGCGGTGCCGAGCGCGATACCAGCGGGCTATTCTTCGCCATTCAACACGACACCGCCACCGGGAACGCCAAACCCCGTGGTGCCGGCAATCATCGGGCAGCAGTGGTTGACGCTGAAGATTCACGCATCACCGACCACTTACAACGCGGCGACCACGCCGATCACCGGGCGCATCAATTACACGATGCGAGGTTACTACGGCAATTAGCCATGGCTAACGGAATCTTCATGTCCTTGGGCTACCTCGGTTATCCGAACGGCCAGGCGTGCGTAGGTAGCGGCGACGGCGGCGCGCGATCGAGAATTGACGATCTCATTCTCGACGACAGCCCGCTTGAGATGGCTTCGCATGTTCCGACCGAACGCGACCTGCGCCATCGTGAGCGCATGGAATTCGAAGTAACCGAGAAAACAAGGCTCGGCGGTACGGGATTGTACGCTAGCAAATACGGAAAGAAGTAGGAGGCAGTCATGCCTGTTAAGAGCAAGGCGAAAGTTTTCGACAGCGACTATAAGATCCTGCCGGGCGATAACGACGCGCAGCGGCACGCCGATGCGTTTTCGTGGGAAGTGCCGGTTCAGATGCTGACTAAAGGCATGCAACTGGACCTCGGGCAGAACGCTGGACCGCAGGTCGGATCTCCGTATGATGCCGACGCGATGGGCGAGTCGCGCACGAAGATCACGTGGGAAAGAGACACCGTCAGCAAAGGGAGGCCGTAGTGAAAAAGTCAAAGAAAGACGACAAGAAAAAAGACAAAAAGTAGGGTTCGAGTCGCGGAGGAATCGAGATGAGAAAATACCTAGTAGCAGCGCTATTCGCGGTAATGCTGGCCGTGCCGAATCTGGCGCATGCCATCTGTTCGACCGCGACTATTACGACTTCTTCGACTCAGCTTGTGGCGGCCAATTTTGCCGCAGGTGGGACGGGCCGTGGACCGCTATTCTATTTCGTCGGCGGGACTTCGTGTCCGGCCTATTGCGACATAGACGTGACCGCGGCGACCATTTATTCAGGAACGCTGGTGCCGACTGCGGCGACTGTGCCGATTTTGCCAACTGAGCATGCGGCGAAGACCAATCCGATTGTTCCCTCGGGCGCGGTCTACTGCATCGTGCCGGTCGACATGGGTTGCTCTAGCCAGAGCGTCTCAGTGTGCAGTTTCTAGGGGCGGGTGAAGGAAAAATGAAAGCAGAAAAAGGATCGATCCGGGCGAATCTGGCGAGGCTTCTGGTAGTCGCGTGCATGCTCGGCTTCGCCGGTTTTGTGTTTGCGCAGACGGCGATGGACCCATGCGCCATCTACCCGAAGCGAAGCAAATTCCTCGCGGCCCCTGGAGCAAGCGCGACGTTCACCGCGATACCGGGTGTGCTAGGCAAGCAGATTTACATCTGTAGCGTCGAAGTGGCGCAGCCTTTCAACAGCAACGGCGCGACGCCGGCGCTCACGCTTTCCTATGGCGTGCAGGTCGCGGGCACTCCATGTGCGACGAGCAGCCCCTACGGGTCGGTCGTACCGGCGCTCGGACAGGCGCAGCTTGGCATTTACGGAGCCAACGGTGGCGCGATGTACGGACCGGGCAACACGATGGTCGATGGACCGGTTCCAGCGGCGGCGGCGAGCCCGGGTATCGATGTCTGCTATCAGGGCTACAACGTGCTTGGCGCCACGATCACCTACGTCATCGTCCCGTAAGAGGTGCCGTAATGGCTGAAAAAGTCCTAGAAGCGCCGGCTCAGAAGATGAGCGACGGCGAGATGCACGAGGAGCTTGGCAAGGAGTTTCCCCTGCTTGGGGAGACTCCGAAGTATCTAGGCGGGAGCCAGCACTGGAATCCGAAGAAGAAGGCTCAGCCGGATACGATGAAGTTTGTGGGCTGACGCCATGAGGCCGGTTAATGGATTACGCGACCCTTCAAGCGCGAGTCGCTCAGCGATGCGGGAACCGAACCGACCTCTCCCAGATCATCTACGATGAGTCTCAGGACCGAATCCAGTTCTTCCAGAACTTCTTCTGGTACAGCTCTGACGTAACCGACACATCGCTAGTTTGCACGCCCGGAACGGCGTGGCTCGACCTCCCCAATGGAATTCGCAACGTCAAGATGGTGCGGTTTCTGTTGGGTGGCCTCAACGGACTTCAGGCGCAGACGACGGCATCGGTTACTCTGCCAGCCGCGACGATTCCGCTTTCATCTGTAACGAACTTCCCTCTCAAGGGGACAGTACTCATTCTGGGCTTCCCGGTGAGCTATACGGGCATTTCGGGCCTCAACCTGACTGGATGCACGGGCGGCATCGATCTGGTCCCATCGGGCACTACAATCACATATGGAGGCGGTGTCTGGCTCGATCTTGATAAGGCCAACTACAACGACGTGCTTTTGGCGGATCCGCTAAGCCCACCGAACGCAGGGCCGCCATACGCATATGCGCAGTTCGGAACGCGGCTGCGGCTCTACCTGACTCCGGACCAGGCGTACCCCTTGGAGATAACCGGCAACGCGGCGCCGGCCGCGCCCTTGATTGACGCAGACGATAATTTCTGGACGGAAGACGCGAGCAAGTTGATCATCGCGGCGACGGTACTGGAGCTCGCCGACACGTACATCAATTGGCCGGAACCAAAGAAAACGCCATTTCGAGGGATAGTAGACAGGGAAAAATACCGTCTGATGAAGGCCACACTGGACCTCGATAAGCCGCTTGTTCTCCGAGGATATTTGTAAAATGCGCTTGGTGCTCGGAGATTTCGCACCCGATCTAGATCCCGTAATAGCAGGGCTTTTAGGTGAGCGGATTCCGCCCGCAGTCCAAGCGATTTTGACTGATTCGCAATGGTGTTACTCGACTCGCGGCGGTTTTAGGAACATGCCGTCACCATTGCCGGTGATGACCGCGTTGCCCTTCAAAGTTACGGGCGCGTTTGCGACGCCATTGGGCGGCGAGTTTGTGCTTGTGCTGGCGACGGCGAATCAGCTCTACCAGACGCCAGGCGGCAATCTCGTAAATCAGAATCTCACGCTGCGCAATCTTACAAACACGTGGTACTTCACGGTCTACGGGAATGACCTACTGGCGACCAATGGCGTTGACCCGATTCAAGTATCGAGCAGCGGGAACAACTTCGAAGCGCTGCCGGGGATGCCGCCGGTATCTTCGATCGTGGAAGCGACGGACTTCACGCTGTTCGCGATCCTCGCCGACTCGAACGAGTTCGTTTACACCTTCAACGATACGATTTGGACGCCCTCGTTGGCGACCATCACGGTAACTGGAGCGCTGACCTCGACGCCTGGCATAATTACGGCAGCGAAGGCGCTGCGCTCTGGCATCACTCTCTACAAGGCGAATGCGCTTTACTCGGGCCAGTGGTCGGGGAGTCCACCGTTCTTTTGGAATTTCGGCAAGGTTTCGGACAAGATAGGGACGCCGGGGCCGAATTCCGTTATCAGCGTGATCGGACCGACAATTTTCGGTGGCGGGCCTATCCAGATATTCGTCGGTCCTAGCGACTTCTACACGTTCGACGGCTACAGCCTCAGCACGATTCCGAATAATCTCTCGCGCTGGTTTTTCGGGAGCTACCAGGGCAACGGGGATCTCGACCAGAATTATTCGTCGAGCATCTTCCTGCAATGGGACTTGCCGAGGAACCAGGTGATCTTCTGGTATCCATCGGTGAATGCGAACCCGGCGGGAACTTTAGATTCGTATTTGTCGCTCTCGCTGGCGACCGGAAAATGGCTGCATGGGCGCAATACCATCGACACGCCGCTGGTCGGGCAGATTCCCAAATCGTGGGCCTACACTTGGGCGGAATTCGAGAATTATTGGGTCAAGTATGTGAACATTCCAGGCTCCCCGGATCCGAGGGGAGTTTACGGAGCGCCGTTCTTTGGGGGGAGTTCGATTGGGCTTTCGGGCTACGTCGACACGAGCCACGTTCTGCAGGCGCTCAATGGCGCCGATATCTCGAACATTCCAGCGTTCATAATTACGGGCGATATCGGCGACAAGGTGAGTCTCTATTCGCTGTCGCGCGCGCGCCCAGGATTTAATCAGTACCCGCAGGGGCAGCCGCTGGCCTCGCCAGCCAAGCTGACGGTTCTCAGTACCTACGTGGCAGGACAGACGCCGATCGCGAAGCAGGGAAACGTCGATATCAGCGATTCGGGATACTTCGATTTCGTGAGCACAGATCGATTGCAGCGGCTCAAAATGATGTGGCTGGCAGACGGGGAGTTGGCCGACATAGATGCGGAGGTTTCTTTCAGTGGAGAAAATTGAACTTAGAATAGCGGCGCTTTTCGGCTTAGTCGCGATCTTCCTTGTGGGGCTCGGCGCCGGGCAATTCAACCCGTCGCAGGAACCCTGCCTCAATCCGCAGGTCTACAAGAACTCGACGCCGATATCAGTCACTTCGGCAACGGTGCTGTTGGCGGTGGCGACGCCTTCGCCGAATCCGAATACGGGCATCGTGCCACAGCAGAAGATTTACGTGTGCGGGCTTTTCGTGACGGAAACGGGATCGACGCCGGGGATTCAACTTGGCTATGCGGGAGATACGTGTAGCACCCCGACCGCCTTGACCGGAGCGATGAACGCGCCGTTTCTGGAAATCAATCAGCCTGGAATAGCGGTGCCGCTCTCGGTGGCGACGCATTCACTGCCGCAGGCGCTATGCCTGACGATCACGGGTGGCTCGGCGAATGTGCAGGGAGTCCTGACCTACGTCCAACAGTGACCTATGAATGAATCAGCCGCTCGCAAACATCTCGATTCCCAATCCGCCGACTTCGGGCGAGACTTCGAAGTACGCGGGGCTACGAGAGGCCGTGCGCGTGCTTTTCACTTGGGCGCGCGACCTGACGAACAGCCTAAATACGATCTTCGGGAATATCCAGGACCAAATAAATTCACAGGTCCAGACCTTCGGCGATGCGCTGGATTCGAGATCGGGCACACTGATGCTCACGAACCCGAACCACCACGTAACGGGCACGGGGACGGTGACGGAGATTCTGCCGCCGAGCCAGTTTTCAGGACCAGTTTTTCTCGTAGCAGACGGCGCTTTCAGTTTGGGGACGGGCGGAAACATAGGGCTCGCCGCCGGGCCATTTACGCCGGGGCAGCTAATAACCCTGACCTACGATCAGATCGAGGAGAAATGGTTTCCCGAAACGGGCCAAGGAACGCCCGGGCCTGTCGGACCAGCGGGACCAGCCGGGGCGGCCGGCAAAGATGGCGCGCAAGGGCCAGCAGGTCCGCAAGGTGCAATAGGGCCGCAGGGACCAGCGGGATCGTCGGGCACAGGCCGGACGGTTATTACTCTTACGACCGGGCAGACGCCCTACACAGTCGCTCCATTAACAGCAGACCTCTGGCTTCGAGTCCCGACGCCCGCGGGCGCGGACTTCATAGTGAACTTCCCTGCCGCAATCGGGAGCGGTTTTAAGGTGTCTATCAAGCGCATCGATAACGGCGCGCACTTTGTTCAAGCGACGCCCAATGGAACCGACACGATCGATGGCGCGAATAGCGCGGCTATTATGACGCGCGGGTATATGGAGCTCGACTTCTTGGATGGCGCAGCCGGGGCGTGGGATATTTGATGAAGTCGCACGCGAAATATCTCATACCGACCTTAACGCTGCTGCTGGTCTTCTTGGTGCTTTCGATGTCGAACGCGCCAGATCCAATGGAAGGAGGCGGACGAGGGCCAAGCTCGGTATCCATGCTCGCGCACGATCGGAGTTGGTGGTCTGCGTTCAAAGAACTGTTCGATCATCACGAAGCTGAAGTCTTAGCGCAAGGCTACATTCCTGCGACCGGAGGGCAGGGAGTCTATCCGACTTCAGGGACTTTCAGCGTAGGAATTCAGAACACTCCAGGCGTGCTCGTACAGAACACAGTCTATGTGACAGGAGTTCCAGCAGGCGGCGGTGGTGGTGGAACGGTTTTTATCAGTAATACGGCGGGTGTCGCGGTAGTTTCGATGCCCTCGATGATCGTGACAGGGACCGTGAACGTCAATATCGTCGCTGGTGCAGTGAGCGGGGGAACCGTCTTTGTAAACAACCCCAACCAGTCGCCGATTCCTATAGCGACGGGCTCAGCAAACTTTTTCGTGAACGTGCAGGCCGGTGCGACGATTCCAGTGTCGGTGCCAACGATAGGTGTCGCCATAAATACCGCTGGCATCATCGCCATTCCGACTCAAAGTTACGACGTGAACGTGAAGAACACGCCGGGTGTAGCGGTCCAAAATACCGTCCAAGTGGCGACTTCGACTTTGAATGTGGCAGCTTGGGTGCAGAATACCGTTTACGTGACGGGCGTTCCGGCGGGAAGCGGAGGCGGGGGCACCGTTTTCGTCAACAATCCGAGTCAGTCACCAATCCCCATAGCCACGGGATCGGCCAATATGTTCATGAATGTGAACGCTTCGCAGGCCACGGTGAACGTGCAGGCGCTTTCTACCATCGCTGTTTCTGTCCCGACCATTGGGGTACAGCCGGGCACGGTAGTGGTTACTGTTCCTACAACGTGGGTACAGGGCACGATCAGTGCGCTGACTTACCCAGGTGCGACCATCCCCGTTTCGCTGCCCACGATAGGAGTGCAGCCGGGCACGGTGTTCGTGACGGTTCCTACGACTTGGGTCCAAGGAACGGTGCAGGTCGGGGCGCACACGGTCTTTGTGGCGACCTCGACGATCAACGCGGCGGCATGGATTCAGAATACTCCTGCAATCCAGGGGTCGGTTTCGATTAACAATACCCCTGCGATTCAAGGCAGCGTCTCGATAAATAACACGCCGGCGATTCAAGGTTCGGTATCTATCAACAATACGCCAGCAGTCTTGCTGATTACGCCCGTGGCGATGATTCCGAATCCGACAGGAACGGCACCGGTAGCGGTGCTCCCGACGACCAGCGCAGACAACGTGAATAGCTGGGTAGCGAAAACCAGCGCGGGCAATCTCTATCACTATACGGTTACGAATGAGGGCACGACTCAGCTTTGGGCGATGGCGATGAACACGGCGGGAACGCCGGGAGCGACGGCGACCGCGGTCGCCCCAGAGCACTGCTTTACGATAGGGTCCAAGCAGAGTGTGATAGAGGGCATCGATCCGCCCATGAATTTCTCAAATGGGATAGTGTGGCTTTGTTCTTCGACCTCGTGTGGGTCGTGGACGGCGAGCGCGAATTGTTGGTTCGAGAGTAGTTTCAAATGAATCGGATTATAGCGGCGCTCATGGCCGGTCTGCTGATCGGGGCCTCCGCGTGGCAGGTAGTTCACGCTGGAGACGCGGCCATCGCAACCAACAGCGCGAATTGTCCGGGCGGCGTTACACCGAATTGTAATTCGATCGGGGTTGGGATAGCGGCGCCTGCGCAGTCGGGCTCGATACAACAGTCCGCTAACGTCAATTCCTCCGTGACCTTTCTGCTTGCGCAAAATCTCAGCAACGGAAACGCAGCGCAGACTGGCTTCGAGTTCCTGAACGACGCTAACCACTATTTCCTGATGCAACTGAACAGTACCGGAGTCGGGGATAATATCTTCTTCGGGTCCAACGCCACTGGTGGCATGGCGTTCGATGAAGTAGCCAGCGCCACGATGACTTTCGATACCAACAACACGCAGCGCATACTCATCAGCGCCGCGGGTGACGTGACGCTCGGCAATGGCAACACCTTTTCGTCTACTGGCGGCGCCGCCCCGACCCTGTCGGCCGGTTGCAACGGTGCTGGCTCATCGGTCACAACAGGTAGCACTAATAATCGTGGCCAACTTACTACCCAGACCGCGCTCGCTACGACCTGTACGATCACTTGGTCGGCGGCTGGCGTCTGGGGGCAATCGCCATTTTGTGTATTCGATGACGCTGGGGCTAACATTGCTCCAAAGACTGTGAGTGTTGGCGCGTGCGGAACCTCAACCTGTGTCATTGATTTCGTCAGCGCGGCTAATGATAAATTCAATTGGGTATGCATGTAAGATGAAAAGCGCCGCCATATCCTGCCTCGCGCTGCTCTTGGTGCCTTCGATAGGATGGGCCGCACCGTTCCTGCTTCAAAGCGGTTCTGCCGCAGGGATAGAGGTAAACGATACTAACGCAGCACCGTTCAACCCGCCCGCATGGGATTCCGCGCACAATCGCTTCTTCATTGAGATGAATGGACTAGGGAACGAGTGGGGATTCGAGATTCAGAATCTGATCAACTCGACAAACTCACCGACAGGCTATGAGAAAGGCGGCCTATTTGTATCGACGGCAACCTTCGACTCTTCAGTCTTTCCAGGTATCGAAAGAGCGGCGCTCGGAGCTTTCATTCAGTCTGCGTGTTACGCGCACGGTGCGCTTTGCTGGGCGCTCATCTCAGATGCCTACGCGACGCAACCTTCGTTGCTGGTCGGGCACGAAATCGACGTAGAAGATTACAGCGGCGTCGATCAGCCTTTGAACGGAATGTGGAACACGACCTACGGTTTGTTAATCAACGGGTGGGGGCGCCCTATCACTGTAGGGCTGCAACTCGGCGGTAACGCGGGGATGTTGCACACGGGCCTCTATACCGATCCATCTTGGTTTGCATCTAACAACGAGAATGTTATTGACCTGCACGGAAAGGCAACACTCAAACCTACGGGCGACTTCTGCACCTCGGCGTCGGTCAAGGCTGCGAGTTTTAAGAGCGGATCGAGTGTCGGGGCGTCGGTCACGAAGACGGTTTATGGCACGCACGGCTGGTGTACCGAGATTTTCACTGCGGGCCTTTTAACCGGCGGGACGTGCTGAAATTGAAAACCGCTGCCATTTTCATGCTGGCGCTACTCGCCTATTGGCTCTGCATGGGGCCGCCGAGCCAGCACAACGAGCATATCGTTCTGGCCTACTCGATGCTCCATGGGCATCTGAGCGTCAATCCTTTTCAGCCGTGGGAGCACGTTACGATCGGCGGCTTCATTTACACGGTGCATCCGCCGCTAGCGGCGCTTTTATGTCTGCCTTTCGTAGCGCTGAAGTTTTACAACCAGACGCTAATTTCGGTCTTTTATGGCGCGCTCGCAATGACGGCTTGTTGGCGAATGAGCCAGCGTATCGACCATCCAGTTGAGAACTCGCTTCAGGAAGGCGAGGAAGAAAATCGCCCAAACGGCAAGACTGACCCAAAAGAAAATCACCATGCGCTATGGCTTACACTCTTTTTCGGGTTCGGAACAGTAGTCTTCTACGAAGCCACGTACGGAGCCTCGTGGGGGATGTGCTCGGTAATCTCAACGATTCCGACGTTCCTGGTGCTCAGTGAGCTTTATGGGAAGGCGCGACCTCTGAATGTCGGGCTCTGGGCGGTTGTCGCTTGCTTCGCGCGCAACGACCTCGTGCTGGTGCTTCCGGTCTATGCGGCGTGGCTCCTATGGAAGCATCGAGGTTTGGTCGACTATCTTTTGGTGGTAGCGCTAGGGGTGGTAATCTACGCGATTCTCAACGAGGCGCGGTTCGGGGGTCTCACCGACCCGACGATGTGGATCTGGTACGCACAAGATATAGCGGGTGGCAAGAGATTCCCGTGGGGGCCTTTTAGCCTTCACTACCTACCGCTCAACATCTACACGGCGCTCTTTCTGGGGCCAGCCTACACTTGGCAGGTTCCCTTCATCCGGCCGCAGGCGATCGGGCAATCGCTGCTCACTACCAGTCCAGCGCTGCTTTTGGCCCTGCGCGCAAAATTCTGGAACGTGGAGATGGTCCTACTTTGGTCAGCGATCGTCCTCGGGATGGGCGCGTGCATGCTGGTCTGGAGCAATGGAGTCGAGCAATTCGGCGCGCGCTACTGGATTCAGAGCTTCCCGTTTTTCGTAGCTCTCATCGCTAAGACACCTATCGATCAGTTTGCCAAAGTACTGATAGTCGCGTCGATTTTCCTAGTCGTCGCTTTCACGATGGAGATTCGAGGGTTAGGATGGGCGTGATGCAGAACGGTCATACACAGACGCAAGAAGTCAAGCTGCCGATTCTCAAGCGTTGTGACGGCGAGGGCTTGCGCGCGCATTGGCCGTGGCTGCGATCGAAGCTCGAGATCGTCAAGAAGAAAGCGCTGGTAGCTCAGAAGCGCAACGGCCTGACTCGCTCCTATGCAACCTGGATACCGGAACAAATACGGATGGCGATCATCAAGGGCCTCGCGAGCCAGAACACGGTCGAGCTCCATTGGGTGATGGATGAGGACGGCGCGATCGATGGGTTCGTGCTGAGTTCCTATCCCTTCGACGAGTTTCTGCAAGCGCCGCTGACGTTCTTTATCTGGGTCGGCTACAGCGAAAAAGCGGGGCTGCTCGAGCGCGTCGAGCCGCTTATTGACGGGCTGGCGCTCGACCGCGGGTGCATTCAAATCGAACATATCTCAGGGCGCATGGGCTGGATAAGGCGTCAAAGAAATCTCGGGCTGGATCGCGGCGGCTGGAAACTGAGCCAGCTTCATTATAGGAAGGAACTCCTATGAGTGGCGGGCCGAGCACCATAAATCAAACGCAGGGCCTGCCTCCCTGGGCGGCGTCTTATGCCAAAGACTTTTTAGGGCAAGGCGCCAACCTCGCGAACAACCAGTCGGCTTATCCATCGGGAATGAATTACCAGGTCGCGGGCCTCACGCCCGACCAGCAATCGGCGCTAAGCCAGATTGAAGGGCAGACGGGCGGGGCGAACGGTATCGCGAACATGGGAGCCGGGCAGATTGGGCAGACACTCTCGGGGCAGTATCTCAGCCCGAACTCGAATCCATGGCTCGCACAGACGGCGCAAGCGGCGACTCAGGGGCTGGTAAATCAGTACAACACGGCGACGGCGCCGGGCTTGATGGCGGAAGGAATCGGAGCGAGCGGTGGAGGTCCAGGATCGCTGGGGGGCAATTCGGGCTTTCTGCAGCAGCAAGCGGCGAATCAGTATGGCCTCGGGCAGAATATCGGAAACACCGAAGCGAGCATCTACGGAACCAACTACACGAATGAGCGCGCGAATCAGGTATCGGAATTGGGGTTACTGCCGCAAACGACCTCGAATCTCTATACGGGAGCGAATCAGTTGCTGGCGGCCGGCACGACGCAGCAGACGCAGCAGCAGAATGTTTTGAATGCCAATCAACAGAACGCGGCGCAGCAAAACCAATATCCTTGGTCTCAATTGCAGCAGTTCGGCAATTTGTTCAGTTCTTTGACTGGTGGGTTTAGTATAGGTTCGGCCACGAATCCCTCAGCCACAAAGTAGGATTATGATACACATAGCCGAAATGCTCAATCTCGTGGAGATGGGATAGTGGGTGGCATCGGACAAACGATAGGCTCGTTGATTCCTGGCGGCAATGTTGGAAAGGGAATCGGCGGCGCTTTATTCGATCCCGCGAATATCTCGGGGGCGTTCGGGAACAATACCGGACCGGGTGCGTTCATGGATCCGGGTGGTAGCGGCGGCGGATTGTTCCCGGGGCAATCATTGGGAACGACAGGATCTTTGGGAATAAATCCCGAAGGAGCCGCGGGAATAAATCCGAGTTCGGCAAATAAGATCGGCAGCATCATGAATGCTATCGGCGGCATCTTCGCGGGCGGTAGCACCTTGGGTGGTAGCGGTTTTATGGCCGGCGACACGGGCGCGGTGGGTTCCGGCACGGCTGCCCTTCCCGCTGCGACTGACGCAAGCAGTATAGGAATGGCCTCGCCGGCGGCGGGCACGGCTTCGAGTGGCGGCAGTGGCATCATGAGCATGATGAACTCGCCGCTAGGAAATACGCTCTTGAATCAGGCTGGAGGCTTTGCAAATTCGGCAATGAATAAGCCGGGGGCCGCGCCGCCGGCACAGGCGGGACAAAGAGCACCGACGATAGTTCCGGTGCAGCCAGTAGGACCGAAGGCGGGAGCGGAAGCTAATCCGGCTGCGACCTTGGCGAGTTACGCGAGCATGATTCGAAATCTGAAGATGGCGGCGTGATATGCCCGGCCTAATGGACATCCTGAATAGCCCGGCTGTTGAGGCATTGCTGCCCGCGCTGTTAGGGGGGGCAGGGGCGGCCTTGTCGAGTCCGAAGCTGGCAGGGAGTCGGGGTGCGGTCGGACGTGGCCTCATGGGCGCGGGAGAGGGCTTGGCGGGCGGTATGCAGACCGCGCAGCAGCAGCAGCGGCTCAACATGGAGCAGCAGCAGCAACCGCTCAAGATGGACGAGCTCAGCGCGCAGGTTCAGGGACTTCAGCAGCAGCAGAAAATGAACGGCATCGTTTTATCGAACGAAGAGGCGAAACGCGCTTACGGACTGAATATCAAAGACCCGACCGACCAGGCTCGCTACTTCGCCGATCCGAAATCGTATCTCGAACGCGATCTGGCGGTTAAGGCCGTTCCCGCATCGCTGGCGGCGCTCAGATATACGGGCGTACAAGAGAGCGACATGGGGGCGTTCAAAGAAATCGCCAAGTCCGATCCCGCGATGCTGCACGATATTGCGGCTAAAGCTGCCGAAGCTCATGCGGCGGGAAAAGAGACGGACTTTCAAAAGCAGGTTGATGCTTACGTAGGCGCGGGAATGTCGAGGGTCGCGGCTGGAAAGCAGGCGGCGATGGATTTGAAAGCAGCGCCACAGATCGCTGTGACGGAAGCGCGAGGCGCAGAAGCGCGCGCGACGAAGGCGACGGCACCGGCACCAGCGCCTCCGGCGGGCGGTCAGGCGGCGGTCAACGACAAAGCGATGGACAGCGCGCGCAAGACCTATGAGGCCAATTTCAAAGAAGTCAATGAGAGTTGGGCGAAGAATCTCCCACTGATCAAGATGATGCACCCCGATGAGCCTGCCGCGTGGAAGGGGCCACCATCTTTTGAGGAATGGTCGAAGGGTGAACCCGGACAGGATGCGCTCAAGAACGCGGGATACAAAGAACTCGACGCTACTCCGGCACCTGCGGCTCCGAAGCCTGCCGATAAACCGGCTGCAGCGTCACCGGGTCCAAGCGATAGCAAGGGAAAGACTCCCCCGAAGGAAGAGAGCACTCCCCACGGTCTGGCGAAATTCGACGAATCGAAATCCAAGAAGGCGGGTAAGGCGATTTACGTTGCGCCTGATGGAACTGTGTGGGGATGATGAGCGTGCTGGAGAGCAAGAGCGCGGCTATTAAGGGGTTCATCTAAATGCCTCTTGAGCAGCTCGACCCTAGCACTCTCGCGCCTATTACGCGATTGCAGCAATTGTCGCCGGATACGCTCAAACCGATCGGGGACAACAAGCTTCAGGACATTCTCGCCAAGCCGGGGCCGTCACAGGAATTCACGCCGGGCTTTATGGACCCGTCCGGTCGTCGGTACGGTTCGGGTGAAGAACAATTCCAGAAAGAAACGGCAGACAAGAATGTTTTGTCGATGCCGTCAGAGTATCTCCAGCAAAAGACGACCGCGGCACTGACGCCCAAGATCGGAGAAGAGCCCGCAAGATTGGCCGGCGCTGCGGTCGGCGGTGCGGCATTTCCCGTCCCCGGCCTCGGGACTGCGGCGCGCGTCGGGTATGGAATGCTCGGTCAGGGCGCGGCCGACATGGCATCGCGCTACACCGAAAATCCGCTACTTCGGTTTGCAGCAGGGATAGGGATTCCGCTAATAGCATCGCACGGGCTCGAACGCGCCTATGCGATGGAAGGTTTCAATCGTGCGGAGGGTGCGGAACCTGCGATTGGTCCGGAGGCGACGGCGGCAGCAAAAGATGAAGCAGGCATACCGGCTGAAGAGGAGCCCGTAGCCGCCGCGCCATCCGGACCAGTGGACGAAGGAACGGCTGAAACCAAGCCTACCGAACCCGCACCTGAAAGCAAGCCTCCCGAAGCGCCGCCGCCCAAGATCGATAAGGCGACGGGCGACGTACTGAACGCCCAAGCAGAGAACCCCAACGGGCAAGTCTTCTATCTAAAAGCCAAAGACCTTCGCGAAAATCCCGACCTGCTCAAAGTCGATCCCGAAACCTACCAGTTCAAGCAGAACGTCAACGCCAAGGGCGTGACGAAGCAACTCGAAAAAATCAAGAAATGGGATCCGGGCGCGCGCGGCGTTGTGACTGTGCACAGCACACCCGAGGGCGATTTCGTGGCAGAAGGGCATCACAGGCTCGAAGCCTTCAAGCGACTGGCTCCCGATAATGAAACGCTGCGCTTTCAGGTGCTCAACGGGACGAATGAAGAAATTCCAGGCGCGCTTGAATTTGAAGATCCGCTTACGGGCGAGAAGCGACAGACGAACGTAACGGCGACCGAGGCGCGCACCTACGCCGGACTGGTCAACATGAAAGACCAGCACGGGACCGCGCTCGACATGGCGAAGTTGATCCGCGATACCGGCATGTCGGGCTCCGACATGGAAGGACTCGGGATCTCGATGAGTGAGGCAAAGACTTCCGACGCTGCTGGAATGTCGCAGCTATCGCCGTTTCTCTGGAAGCAGGTCAACACCGGACAGATGCCTGAATCGTGGGGGGTAACTCTCGGCCGCGAGATGGCTGATGATCCAGCGGGCCAGGACGAAGTTTACAAACAACTCGCCGGGCAAGAAAAGAAACTCAGCGCGCAGGGACTCGCGGACACGATTCGACTGCAGCGCGGCTCGGACGTGGTGAGCGGCGGTGAGGGTCAAGGATCGTTCGGGGGCAAGGGCTTCGAGATAAAAAAGACCACGCTGCCGCAACAGGTGAAGATTCTGGGCGAGGTGCGCGACACGCTCACCGATACGGCGAGGGGAATGAGCCGGGCAGCCAAAGGCAAGGGGATGTTGGAGAGCGCGGGCGAGACGAAGATCGACGCGCCCGAGATGCAGAAGCGAGCGACGGAAGCGCGCCAGCTCGCCGATCTGATGCCGCGGTTCGTATATCAGAGCGGGTCCGAGACGAATAACGTCTTGAAGCAGCTCGCGTACGACCTCGCGGAAAAGCCCAACGAAAAGAATTCGATTTATGAAACGGCGCGGGCGAAACTTCCTGAAGCGGTTAAGACCGACGCGGCGCGGGCAGGCATAGAGATAGGGCAGGCTGAGCCGGAAACGCCTCAAGGCGGCCTTTTCGGAGGAGAGCCGGGCACTACGCTGTCGGGAGGTATCGTGCCGCTCCAAGCGGCGCAGAAAGCCCAATCGCTGGCGCGCGCGGTATCGACCAAACTCGAAGCGTCGAGGCCGGTGACTTGGCTCAAGCAGGTATTCGCGCCCGAGACGATGGGACCGTTCGCCGAACGAGCGAGTGCAATCCAGGAAGAGCAGGCGGCAGAGTTGCGCGCGCGCGTAGGATCCGCACGCCTCGCGCTCGAACCCTTTAAAGATTACATGAAAGGCGTCGAACCCTCGCAGCGCTGGAATATCTATTCGCAGCTCGAGCAAGGAAATTACGACGTGCTGCCGCCCGAGATTCGGCCGGCGCTCCAAGCTGCGCGCGACGGACTGGAGAAAAGCTGGGAAGAGATCGCCAAGCTTCGAAACGGCGAGCAAGGCTACATCGAGAATTACCTGCCGCATCTCTACGCCGACGACCCGGAGAAAGTCCAGAAAGTATTCAGCGAGATGCAGCAGGCGACCGGCAAATCGCTCCAAGGATCGACGGGCTTCACGAAGCAGCGCTATTACTCTTCGATCTCGGATGCGATCGGGAAAGGATTGACGCCGCGGTACGACAACCCGGCCGACATGATACTTGCTGGTCTGCAGAACCAGTGGCGTTACGTGACGGGCCAGAAGATTTTCCGGGGCCTGCAGGAGGCTGGGCTGACGCGGTTTCTGAAAGAAGGCGAGCAGATGCCCAAAGGCTACGCGCCGATCGACGATCGAATCGCGCAGGTCCGACAGTACGCGCCCGAGTACAAGGGCCATATTCCCCGAGGTGCGTATGTGGCGCCGGAAGAAGCGTCGCGCATCATCAACAATTACACGGCACCGGGATTCAAGCAGGGACTCTTTCGAAGCATCGGAGCCATGGGCAATGCGCTGCGGCAGGAGCTTTCGACTTTCCACATCATGCTCGAAGCGAACTCGCTGGCCGATATCGAAGGCGGCGGCGCGATGGCTGAAGGTCTCGGTCGACTTGCGGAGGGAGATATCAAGGGCGCGGCCGGCGCGCTCAGTCGATTGCCCAGGACCTGGCTGACGGTTCCCGAAGGTTACAAAATCTGGAATCGCGGCAGAGAGATCGAGCAGGCGGGACAAAAGGGATTGTTCGGCGACCCCGTAGTCAAAGACGCCATCATGGGTGGAGGGTCGTTCGACTTCGGCGATTCGATCTTGACCCAGAGCCTCACTGACGCATTCGGCGAGAAGATGGGGCTCCCGGGTAAGATCATGAAGAACGTGCTCGGAGCGACGATGCGAAAGATCGTTACTCCCATGAAGCTTGGCGCGTTCGAACGAGTCTACAATCGGGAGCTCGGCGCCGCGATAGAGAAGAATGGCGGCGAGGAACTGACCTACGTTCAACGCAGGGGAGTGGCGCAAGCGGCGCGCAAGCATCTCGATAACGTCATGGGCCAGATCGCGCGCGACAACCTGCACACCACGAATAAATTCAAGGACATTCTCGGAAATATCATCGCTTATCCGGGCTGGAACATCGGGACGTTGCGATTGTTCGGGGGCATAGGGCGAGGTGGCTATCAACTCGCGACCGGCCAAGCGCTTGACATGCAATCGAGATTGGCACTTCAGTACGCGAGCGGAAAGATTCTGCGCGCGGGACTTCAGGGCGCAATTATCAACAAGTTAGTCACAGGAGAATGGCCCAAGAGCATTCCCGAGATTTATACGTGGCCGACAGGCCAGAAAGATTCGAAGGGCAATTACATCAGGGTCAGTCCCCCGGAATATCTGGCGCGCGATATTCTTTCGTTCGTAGGCAAAGAACGCAAGCAGGATCCCAATGACGTGCTAGGACCGGGGCGCGCGCTGATGGAAGTGGCGGCCTCTAAACTTAATTGGCCGCTGGTAGCGGGTTACGAGATTTTGCGCAACGCCGATTACTTCGGCAAGCCGATCTATTTTCAGCACGCGGATACGAAAGCGACTCAGGCCACGAAGATACTGAAGCACCTAGCCGATGTGGGCGGCGTGCCGTTCGCCATCAAGAATATCCAAGAGCAGCAGCAACAAGCTGGAGGCTCAGGCGGAATCGGTGGCGCGCTGAAACAGACGGCCGTGGGTGTCATGGGGCTGACGCCGGCACCGAGGACTCTTAGACAGACGCCGATGCAGAATTACGTAGACCAGCTTGAGGACCAGCAAATCCGAACTCAGCCGCAAAGTCCCCAAGCGCTACAGCGCCAGCAAACGATGATGCAGATCCGGCAGCAGATGCGCCAAGTGCGCAGTGGTCAGAGCAAGGCGATGCCCGATATGAAGGCCGCGCTCGCCAAAGGTCTGACACCTAACGACATAGCGAATGAGTGGAAGCAGTCCAAATTGCCACCGCTCGAAGCGGCGCTTCACCGGATTCCTTTGGTAGAAGTAGCCAAGGCGTATAAGATGGCTGAGTCACATGAAGACGAAGGCGACATGAAAACCGCGCGCAAAGTTTTATTGGAGCGCTTAAATCCCAAGGATGGTCCTTCCCCTTGGCCCAATATGCGTCCCGAGGACAAACTGACATTAGGGCCGATGCTGCGTGATATTTTGCTCGGCAAGAAGAAAGAAGAGCGCGAAGCGGCGGGAGCGACCTAAGATGCCGAATCCTGTAGCTGATCCGATTATCACAGAATGGCAGAACGATCTGTTCGGAGCGGACAGCAATCGCCCCATAACCGGAACCGACTACATGAATCAGGGTTCGCCGGAGGACCTCGCGGCGAATCAAAGAGTGTGGCGCGCGACTTTCAGGGAAGAGGGCGTTAACAAGGGATGGGAGCGCTGGCTAAATCTCAACACTCCTCAGTCGCCGAATCCCGCGCCGCCAGTCTATGCGAGCCCGAACAGCTTCACTCTCACCGGCGATTGGGTAGACCCGGGCGCGAACTATCCCGCGATCGCGGTAGTCGGTCGACGCATCAAGGCGACGGTCACTGCGGGGACGGTTTACGGAACGATCACGAGCGCGACTTTCGCCGGCGCCGATACGCTAGTGGTTTGCTTGATGGATGTTGGCGCGCTCGATGCGGGTCTATCGGAAGTCCAATTCGGAATTCTAGCGGCAGCGCTCCCGGGCAACGTCGAGACGCAGAGCAACGCTCCGACCTTCACCACGATCACGAACGGCGGTGCCGGAACGGCTTTCACCGGAGCGCTGACGCCGGCGATCACGGCTTACGTCAAGGGCAAGCTCTACGCCTTCCTATGGACACAGGCGAGCCAGGGCGGCGACACCATCAATCTCAATGGGATAGGCGCGGTCCCGGTCGAGTTCTGGTTGGGCGGTGTGCTGACTCCTACTGCGGGAGCGGTGGTGGGGCCGCCGGCTACGCCAGCGACGATTCCCGCGGGCGCGATCGGGGTCTTTCTCTACGACGGTACGAGCTTTGACCTGCAGACGGTCTTCGAGTTGGAAATTCCCAACGGCTCCATTACGACGGCGATGATCGCTGCGAACGCGATCACGAATTGGGCCAAGGCGTCGCTGGGGGTTCCCGTCACTATAGGGGCGGGAGGCTCTAGCAGTTACGACACCTGGGTAACGATTCTGTCGGTAAGTCTGACGGTCGTAAATCCCGCCGATCTTTGCCAGATATTTTCCACGCTAAACGGTGTCGTCGCGAAGATGGCTCAACTGGATGAGTTCGATTTTCAGATAGTAGATCAGAGCGCGAATATCTTGGTGGGGCCGAATCCAAATATCAATCAAATCGCGACGGTTTCGGGGTTCGCATTTGGTGGCCTTTACATCGGGTCGGTTTTTACGCCTGGAGCGGCGGGGGTGAACACGTTTAGTTTGCAGATCAAGGTCCACAACGGATCGTCCAACGGAACTTTTGCGGTGACGATAAATACCATCAAACTATGGGTGTCGGAGTTCTTAAGATGAAACGCTATTGGGTCTCCTATGACAAAGAGGGGCGGATCCGAACCGTCAACGCGATGGATGACTCCGTGCTGGACACGCATCCCGAGAAGGCGGGAGACGCGCGGCTTTTCCTGATGCGCAAAGGACCGCAGAACGAATCTATCCCGGACGAACAGCTATACGCGAAGATCGAACGCCAGGCCGGCCATCAGCACTACGTCGAAGATGGAAAGCGCATCAAAGCGAAGACGGCGCTCAAACTCACGCTCGACAAGGCGACTATCAAGCCCGACGGTGCGGATGTGGCGACTGTGACGTGGAACGCGCCCGATCCGATTCAGATGTTTTGCAACGGGAGACTCAAGGGGCGATTTAACAACTCGCTCCAAGTATTCAGTAAGCACCCGGGGATTTTCTACCGCATCGAAGTAGACGACCCCAAGTATTATTCGGAGGCCCTTTGGTTACGCACACAGGAAACGGAGCAGTTGACATCTCCGAGCAGCACGAGCCCGTAGGGCTCCCGCCGGGTCAGAACTGCTTAGGACTCAACCCGGAGGAAGAACGTCGCTCAGCGAGCGCCCTTGTGGCGGCAATGCCCTCTTTGGTTGATGCGCTCAAGGACGGAAAGCAGGCGATTCTCGCGAACACAGGCAGGGTGATCGTAGCGACGGACCAGACCAAGAAACTGATTGAGAAGATGCAGGAAGTGATCGACGCGCAAGCCAAGTTCGAACGCTTCTTACTTGAAAAGTACCCAGGGCTTCTCACTAAAGCGATCAAAGATGCCTTTGAATAAACCGACACCAGAAGCGATGGCCGGCCTCATCACGGAGGTCGCGGGCCGCAAAGCGGGAGTAGACGCCAAGGTCTTCGAAGACCTGATGATGGACTCGGTGGACTTCGCGGGGATCATCATAGCGATCGAAGAAAAGTACGGTGTGCCGGCCGAAGAGGAGATTTGGGGAAGGCTTCTGTTCAATTCGATCTACGGGAACAGTCCGACGCCGCGGAGCATTGCGGAGTTCGTATGCCAGCAAATGAAATAAAGCTACATATCCCGGCCTGCGCCTTTGACCTGAAGGAATTGTTTTGGGCGGCAGGATTTCTTGAAGGTGAAGGAACCTTTGGGGACTGGGCCAAGAATCTGCGTTGCAGTGCGGTTCAAGTCCAGCGCGAACCTCTAGAAAGGCTTCAACGATTGTTTGGCGGATCTATAGGATTTAAGCGTTCTAGGAATCCACGGCACCAAGACCAATTCTGTTGGACCGTATCGGGACATCGAGCGGCTGGAGTAATGATGACCGCATACGTTTTGATGAGTTTGAGGCGCAAAGCTCAAATTCGAAAGGGGCTAACTATTTGGAAGCAGCGCACCCAGTTACTCGGGGCGAATCGCGTTCGGTGTAAGCGAGGGCACCTAATGACCGCCGAAAATACGATTACGTACAAAGTATTCCGGAAAGGTAGGAAAAATCCCGAGGCGTTTGTTCGACGATGCAAGCCGTGCATGACGGCCCGGTTGGGCAGACCGTGCCGAAGACGAGATGGTATAACCTTTCGGTGCGGGCATGCGCGGACGCCAGATAATATCAAATTGATGAAGCAGAAATGGCGGAAGCCCTTTGAGACCTGTCGAACGTGCCTAAGTGCCGCCCAGAATCGCTATGTGGAAAAGCTGGCGAAAAATGCCGTCCAAATCTGAGATTGCCATTCATATCCCGGCCTGCGTTTCTGAGGGCTGGACGGCGATGGAGCCGGATCCTATGCGGCGGCTTTTCATCGAGCAGAACCCGCAGCCGCTGGCGATTGGAACTTACTTCGACACGCCCGCTGGTTATTTCGAGCCGGGATGGCACCTCAGTCCGTTACATACTTTCAAGATGACAGCGCTCTACGCAAAAGCGCTGCTCGAAACGATCCATGAAAATCCACAACTCCATCGCTGCTTAATTCACGGAGTCCTCACCGAATCGATAGGCACGACGATCGCCGTTACCGCCCGGGACAAAGACGACGCGCAGACGCTGATAGCTACCCTCGACTATGGAGAATCGACACTGAGACTCATGGGACGCTTCGCGACGATGCGCCAGATTCTCAAGCTGCCTCCGGAGATCGCGTACGGACTTCTGACCCGGGCGATTAACCCCGACGTGCCGCCGCCTCAAGTACTGCTTTCGAACGTCTCCCACCTGAAGGAATGGCCGCAGATGTGTCTAGGTGGGTGCGCAGGATATTCGCCGATGGCACTGGCTATAGGCTCCAAGAAGAGTCACCTGGTAGTTGACCACCGGATATTCGATGTTCCTGACGAGTTAGCGCTGATAAACGGCTTATGCGAGAATGTGCGGCGGATGGTGGCATGCGAAACAAAAGAAGAATCTCAAGCCTAATAGCCGCGCTCTTGCTACTTTTCGCGGCGCGCGCCGATGCCGCGATCACGTTTGTAGCCGCGGCGCACAACACAGCGGCGTCATCCCCGATCTCGTGCAACGTGCCGACTGGAACCACCAACGGCAACCTGATGGTCTGGCACTACGTCGACCAAAGCATCAGTTCGCCGACACAGAATTGTCCCACGGGATGGAGCTTCGTCCGCCAGGATCAATCAACCAGCGCCAACGTGCAATCGATACTCTGCTATCGAGTCGCGAGCAGCGAGCCTGCGAGTTACACCTTTACGGGAGGTCATGCGGGCGAGGCTTGCGGCGTCACGACATACGCCGGCGCGGTAGGAGTGGGCGCAGTCGCGGGGACCAACGATTTTGGAACGGCGGGTAATACTTTGACGGCGCCGCCAATCACGACAACCGGCGCGAACTCGATGCTGCTGGTGGATTTCGGATGGAGCGCGGGGACCAACCAGGCGCTCACAATGACTTTCACGACCGCGTTCAACGTGACGAATACTCAGGCGACGCCGAATGCGGGTGTCGCGCAGGAATACGTGCCGATTCCCTTTTCGGGGACTTATACCAACAATATCAATGCAGGCACCTCGGGCAACGTGAATTGGGCCGCGGAGCAGATCGAGCTCTTGGCGACCGGCCCGACGCCGACTGTCACTCCGACCCCGACAACGACCTCTACTCCTACGGTGACAGCAACGCCGACGCCAGTCCCGAATCCGGTCTGCAACGTCGGCGGCAACGTGCTCAAAATAAACGGCAGCCCGGCTATTAGCCAGCGTGTCGTATTCGATACTTACTCGCTGCAGAATCAAGGCGGCTCGCTGACTCCCGCGGGAAAGTTCTCCGTCAACACTGACGCTTTCGGCAATCTGCCCAACCCCACAAACGTACCGGAAGGACTCGTAGTTTTCCTGACGGTGGGCAGCGGGCAACCTGTGCGCATCCAGATACCGAATGCGACTAGCGCGAATCTCTCGCAGCTCGTGGCGGCAAACAATGGGCCGGCCTCGCTGGTGACGGGAGTTGCGGCAACAGGTCCAGGATCAAGCGGCATCTCCATCACAAATCCACCGCTAGGCGGGATCGGCATCAGTACGATCAATTTCAACGGCACAGCGATACCGGGCGTGAATCCGGGAACTACGGGACAGATCCTGATTCAAGGGCCGCTCGATCCCGCGTTCTATACGCTGACGGGAGATATCTCGTGCTCAACTGCTGTTCCCGGGCTTTGTACCGTAGTCGGATTTCAAGGAACCCCGATATCGGCGACGCCACCGGTCACTGGTGATACATGGGTATTCAACGGAACACAGTGGGTGCCGTCCCTTCCTTCGAACAACGCCATCAATGTTGTAACTCTCGGCGCGAAGGGCGATTGCGTTACGAACGATCAACCTGCTTTCGATTTAGCGGCAGCGATGAGACTTCCGGGACAGGAGGTGGATGTTCCGACACCGCCGGGCGGTTGTTATGTCGTGCCCAACACCAACTGGCCGACTAACGGTAAACTCCAGTGTGGCTCTTGGGTCAGCCCTAATTGGGGCGCTCATTTCGGAGAGACCACGACACCCTTTGCGCCAGCGGTTACGACCACCACGGGGTCGAATACTCTCGGCGGCACCAACTTTTCGGTGACGGTGATCTTGAGCACCGGATTCAAAGCCAACGCGAGTATCCCTATCGTGTTCGCGGGTACAGGTCAGAAAATCTTTTGCGGCGGTGCTCCTACTGCGGGCCAGCTAAATAATTGCAACGGTGGGACGGGAGTCATTCCCGCGAATACGTCGCTCTTCCAATCTGATGTCGAAGGGACGGTCATCTACTCGACCAATACCTACGGCATCAATAATCGCTTTGGGTGCTCACCGAATGGAGCTACGCCGGGGTCGTGCCAGGAAGGCGGCGACATAGAGGGCTGCTACTTCCTCGGCAGCGGAACCGACGCCTCGTCAGTGAACGTCACCTCGCTGATTCAAGCCTCTACGGGAGGCGACCGCACCACGACGGCCACGGTAGCGAGCCCTCTGCCCGTATCGAGTGGCGCTCTCCCTATCGTCATTGCCGGTGTCGGTACGACGGTGAATGGAAATGCGGGTGCGAACGCCTGCACCCCGACCGCGCTCAGTGAATCGGCGGGATCCACGACGCTATCGCTCACGACCAGCCTCCCGAGCGCCATCGTGAACGTGGCGTCTACGACTGGTTTTCTCACCGGTAGCAGCATGCCGATCTACATCGCCACCTTGGCGTCGTTCGGGACCGATCCAATTTATTGCACTGGCGTCACCAGCGGGGCGGCCTGCACGGGGGGCTCGGGCAACTGCTTCACCGGATGCACTGGCGGCACAGGGCAGGTGCTCGCCACCGCGGCAGTCACGCAGCCCAATATCGTCACCGCAACTTGCTCTGCTCCTCACGGCCTGCTCGCTGGCGACCAGATCATCTCGGCGGGCAATACCCCTAGTGGCTACAACAGTCCTGCGGGCAACGGCTGGATAGTCAACACCGAGGACTCAACGCATATCACATGGATCAGTCAGAACACTGGCCTTGGAGCGGGTTCGGGCTTCGGCACCATCAAAGATGGCAACTACAACCGCACTGTGCTCGCGAAGGTTGTTGACTCGACGCATCTGACCTTCCCGATGGGTCCGTTCTCCGACATGGGCACCGGCACTGGCGGAACGATAACGCCGACTACGGAATGCCTCGCGATCGGTGACTCGACGCCTGGTGTTTCGGGTGGGTGGGCTTATCAATCGGGACTCAACACTGACCACGTAGGCGCGGGCAACTGCGGCATCGGTGTCTCGGTATTCGAGCAGAACGCTACACATCGTAAGATGTCGATTCAGGGTACGCACACCTGTTTCTACTTCGACGCTCCGACTAACGGGACGGGTGGGTACGACAACGATCTGACTTTTGACACCCTGACTTGTGCGGGCGTCGGACATATCGGTGTGGACGCATTCAACGGCATGATCAACGGCCAAATCAAGGGCCTAGACGTTGAAATGGTTAATGCCACAGACCCGACCGCGATGATGGTTGCGATAAGCGGTGCGCAGTCGGAGTCGATAAATAACAGCTACTTGGAAGCCGTGAGTAACGGAACGCCGGTCGCCTTTGTCGGTGATGCGGTGGTGGTGCGCAACTACGATGCGACCGTAGGGCTGAACCTCGATAACGATTCGATACTATTCAACAATGGCTCGCATACCGATTTTCACTTGATTGGCGGTGGGTTGGCGTCGGCGGGCTTTGGCGGCGCTCGCATCACGATCAATCACGATCAGGCATACAATAACACCGTGATCGAGCCGGGTATCTTCTACAGCGACATAGACGCCACCAACCTAAGCAACATCTTCAATAATGCGCCGGTTACAAACGGGAATAAAATCACTTACAACGGCTCTCAAATAACTCCCCTTGCGATTGGACCGGCGGGTATCGAACCGGGCCAGTTCGTGAATGGCGAGAATCTTGACCTTGAGCAGTTCGCCTCGGGTAACGTGATGGTTACGGGGCAATGCCTCGGCAGCCCAGGCTCGTTCCTGCGGCTCTACACCCCCTCGTTTGCGACACCATTTAATGTGGATTGCGACGGCGGTGTGGCGTCGAATAAAGGCTTTTTCGGCAACGGTGTCACCTCGGGCTCCTTTTGGATAGAGCCGCTGGCGATAGCGGGTGCGACCGTCATCAGACCTCCGTCCTTTTCAGGGCCTATGGCGGTTCTCTACCAAGGTGTCATCGGCAGCGCCCCTGCCTGCAACTCCACGAATGAATCGCAGGAGGGTGTGGCTACCGATTGCAACGCAACGTGCGCGAACGGCGCAACCTGTACGACCGGCGGCTCGACGCATTGTCCTATCTATTGCAATGGGTCGGTGTGGGTTGAACAGGGAGGTTCAACCGCGCTTGGCAACTACCTGCTCAACGGCTCGGCGAACACCCAGAGCGGTGCGGGGATCGATATGTTCGATGGGTATGCCCTCGCGACCCCGACCGGCCAGTTCATCAGGCTTCAGGACTCCACGCATACCAACACGAAATTCAACATCGATTACAACGGGAACCTCGCGGCTACCACGTTGCAGATTGAGACCGGAGCCTACGCATTTATTGCTCCGGCTGTCGCGCCGGTCATAGGGCAAGTTCCAGTCGCTACCAGCACCGCGAACGCTCCGCCAGTGGCGGCATGGACTTCTTTGCCTGCGACCCATGCGCTTACGGGAACTACACCGGTCGGAGTCTGTAATTCGGCTACCGCTCCTTGGGTTGATGTTCAGACCTTCGCCAATACCGCGAGTCCGACGCTGATGACCCTGCCGTGCGCCTGCGCAAGCGGCGAAATCATGACGTGGCACATTCATCAGACTTCGAGCGGCGGGACGATCACGCTGCCGTCAGGTACGATAGGGCCGTTCTCGACACAGAACGGTTCCTGCACAGTGGTTGGGGTGGGAACTAACTGCACGCTGGGGGTAACGCAGAGTCCACCATCGGATCTTGACGCTAACTTCCAACTCGACGGAACGGTGTGGCGGCTTGAAACTTGTAATCCTTTCTAGCTTCGCGCTGTTCCTGCTGGCCTCGCCCGCGTGGGCGTCCGTTGCCCGTGAGACGAATGGCACGTCCAGTGCCGAGATTAGTGGCGCTACCTCAGTGAGCGTAACTCTCGGAAGCGGCGTCACCGACAATGACATCGTCTTTGTGAACATGAACATCTCGAATACGGGAACGATCACGCCGCCGAGCGGATGGACCGCCGGATTCAATCAAACGTATGCCGGTGCGACCCGTCGGCATGAGGTTTTCTGGCATGTATGTGCGTCTAGTGACTGTGCCGGTTCGCATTCGTTTACTTTTGGGACAGGGTCTCCGACAGGTTCCTATCAGACTAGCGCCTATAAGAACGAAGACCTGACGCCGACTCTCGTGTTCAGTACCCAGCACACAGGGAATTCGAGTACACAGACCAGCAACAGCATCGTGCCTACGACAGCAGCCGATATGCTGTTAATGATATATGTGGCAGATCAGGCGTCGGCGACGTTCTCAACACCCTCAGAAGGCACGATTGCTGTGCAAGGACCGAATACTAATTCGTCGGGAACAATTACGGATTTCCTGCTGAGTTCAGGCTCAGCGACAGGCAGTCAGACTATGTTCACGGGCGGCGCGATTCAATATTCCAGCGTGCAAGTCGCGATCGCACCACCGCTCCCAACGCCCACTCCAACCGCAACGCCTACTCCCACGCCAACTCCTACTGCTACGGCGACCGCAACCCCGACGCCAACGGCAACACCCTTCTCAGTGCCAACCGCAGGGTTCGGAAACGCCACTAATATCTGGGTCGGCATTCATCGCACAGCGAGCAACACGGCGTCCATGTGGCCTTATTCTGCCACCGGCAATGTGGCTCCATCGCAAGGTTTTGTCGATACCGCGTACGGCGATGCTGGTGGCGTCGCGCTCGACGCATCAGGAAATATCTGGATTGGCTCGTACCTTAACGATTCAATATACAAGTATGCCTCCAATGCTTCCGGTTCGGTATCGCCGCTCGTAACCATTGCAGGTGGCAACACGCTGCTTTCGGTAGTAATCGGGCTGACGTTTGATCAGGCGGGAAATCTCTGGGCGTGCAATCAGGACGTGACGACAGGCAAAGAGGTTTTGGAGTTCACCGCCGCTCAACTAGTAGCGGGCGGTAATATCGTGCCCAATGCCAGTTTCAGCATTGGAATGACATGCGGGGGAATCGCCGTTGATAAAAACAATGTCCTTTATGTCACGGGATATACGGTGCCGAAGATATTGTCGATGACGATGGCCGGCGTCATCAACTGGATTATCAACGATGGCGGTTCGGTGCTTACGCAACCGACTCAAGTGGCATTGGACAATAGCGGCAACATTTACGTCGCCAACGGTAACACCCAAAAAGTGTTGAAATATAACAATGGCGACTGTACCCACGGGACCTGCAACGTCGCGCCTGACCTAACCATCAATACGGGATCCACGACCGACCCCGAAGGCGTGGTGGTAGATTGGCAGGGACATATTTACGTAACGATGCAGGCCGCCAGCGAATTGAGGGTGTACGATGCCACGGGGGCGCAGATTCAATCCGTAACAGGCGGCACGGCGAAAGTGATAAATCCTTGGGAAATAGCGCCGCTGAATGATTCGACGCCATCCGTAACACCGACCCCGACCGCGACGCCTACGCCGACATCAACCGCAACTCCGACTCCGACATCGACACCAACACCGACGGCAACCCCAACTTCTACGTCAGCGATTCCAACGCCAACAATTACACCGACGCCGACTCCTACTCCGACGCCGGTGGTCCCGACCCCGACCAGCACGCCAACGCCCCTGTCACATTGGCCATGGCCATGAGGTTTAACATGAAAACGCTAATAGCAATATTTCTACTTCTCGCGAGCACGGCTCACGCGCAGGTCGTGCTCCAACCTGGGCAGAGTGCCATGTGCGAGCCCGCTGGAGCCACCCCGACCGCGACGGGCACACCGATAGTCGCCCCGACGGCTACACCCGCTATCCCGACCGCAACGTCTACTCCGTCAGGAATGAGCGTCTTCGGCAACATATGGATACCCAACCAGCAGTTTGTATCAGGTGGCTCTGAGGTCTATATCCAATGGACGATACTGCGGCTCGACCTGGTAGCGTCTGTGAGAGTAACCGACAATGGCAATCCTATCGCGAACCCTCTGTCTGGGTTCGGCCGTCCATGCGTTCCCGCATCGGGCGCTCCAACCGCCGTCTATATGTGCAACGGATTGCCGCTGGTGAATCCTGTCACTGGCTATTTCTTCTGGACGCTCGCCCCCGTAGGTCAGCATACGATGGTTTTCTCAGCTTATGATGTTTCGGGAAATCTGCTGCAAGCAGTTACGGAGACGCCGACCGTCCTTCCATGATCCACGTTCACCTCACAGCGGCCAAGGGATTTAGATATGGCGGATGAGATGTACGACAAGGGCTGGACGCCCGCGATGCTCAAGGCGCATTTTGACGAGATGCTTGATGTATCGGAACGTCATATCCGCGAGAAGCTCACCGACGCCGACCTGCGCTACCAGCAACGCTTTCAGGCTCAGACGGAGGCGGTAAACGCTGCCTTTCTCGCTCAACAGACAGCTATGCAGACTGCATTAAGCGCGGCTGAGAAGGCGGTCGCGGCGGCGCTCGCTGCTGCTGATCGTGCGGTGGTGAAAGCCGAGACTGCGGCCGACAAGCGCTTCGAGGCGGGCAACGAAATCAAGGAAGCGATGGGCAGGCAGGGCCAGTTAATGGCTACCCGCGTGGAACTTAGTCAGCAACTTGGGAGCGTGATCGATAAAATCGAGGGGCCAAGCGGCCTCGAAAAACGATTCGCGGAGCTTACGCACCGAGTAGATACGGCGATCGCGGAGACTTCCGGGTCCGAAGTGGCACGATCGGCAGGCAAGATGCAAAGCAACTGGGTGGCGCAAATGTCTGTCGCGGTAGGGGTAGCGTTGCTCAGTATGCTCGTATCAGTATTCACGCTGCTCAGGGGACATTAAATTTGGTGCCGCGCTTTACCAATCAGCGCGCGAGGGCGTAGGATGGGCGCATGGAAATCAAGCTAACTATTGACGGCCTCGAAAAGCGTCTCGACCGCATCGATAGTTGGCTCGCTCACATCGACCACAAAATTGATCTGCTCGGCGAATCAGCCGATCCCGCAATAGTCGCGAAGTTTGTCGAGGCGAACGCCAAGCACAAGGCACTCATTGAGACTTTGAAAACGGCGGTGGATACTGCGCAGACGCCGCCAGCGGCCACTCAACTTTCGTAAATCCTAGGAGAAACGAAATGGCTCAGATCGACGATCTTCTCGCACAGCAAGTAAAGGACGTAGACGCCGAAGACACCGTGATTGACGGCGCCGTGGTTTTCATCAACGCACAGCCCGCGATCATCGCGGCGTTGCAGGCGCAAGTCGCAGCGGCAGGGCCTCTCACGCCCGCGCAGGTAGCGATTTTCGCCGATACCAGCACCAAGATGCAGGCGCGCACAGCGGCGGTCACCGCGGCGATGGTGGCGAATACTCCGACTCCAACTGTCGCGGCTGCTCAGGCGGCTGTCGCTGGCCGTCCGTAACGACTCGACGAGCGGGATGCGGATCACACCCCCCCC